GTTAGGTTGCGTCTGTACATCCCGGGATACTTATGGATGTCTCCACGCTTATAGGCTAACCGGAGTTGGCGTCGGCGCTCTCTTTCATTAGTACATAGACTAGCCCAACGAACACCGGCCCACTCTCCCTCAGCATGGACAAAGATGCCACGGATGAACGAAGGCGATTTACCAAATTTACACCAGTAACACATCAGGCCTCCTAGCAATCTAACGCATCGAGTTCAGTTGCCGCCGTGTTCAGATGGGCCATCCAAAATTGGCGTACCGGCGGCGGTCAACTGCAATGAAGGGTTAGCCCGCCCCATCCCACACAAAGCAGATTATGGCAAAAATAAGACTCAGGCCCCAGCATACCAAATTCACCTCGTCATGTGGCGGTGCAATTTGGGTCAGCGTACTCCATACGATCAAGGTAGCTAAGCCAAAGCGTTGATGTGTTTTCATCTCTATTCTCTCCTATTCATTAAGCGGGCTAACGGATTGCGTTTCAGCCGCTTGCGTTCTTACGAGTATGATTGGATTTGCGCGCCCGCGAGCAAGTTGGTTGCAAGCGCTGGTTAGATTGCACGATCATCATAATTCAACCTTCTCTTCCGTAATCGTACCATCTTTGACGATTAGACGTGTGATACTGTCACCACCCTCCCAAACTTGAGTAGCAACGAGATTTCCTTTACTGTGCTTCAACGCTTTAAGAAGGTCATCCCATGTATGACCAGAACCTTCCCCCCAGGTAGTAATATCATTGACAGCAATATTCTTGCCGTTCAAATCCCCATTGATTTCAAAGCCTTCTGAAAGGCCAGTAATACAGACTTTGTTATCATTCAACAATTTAACTTCTACATCCGGCATTTTGTGAATGACCGCAAGCGGGATTTCAAGGCTGTCAATACTTTTGGTTTTCCAGGTATCAATATTATATGACATCAAAACACTCCTTTCAAGATAAGCAAATCTAACGAATCGAGTTCAGCCGCTGGCATGTAGTTCGCCAGTCGGCTGCAATGAGGGTTATGCAGATGGCGGTTAAAAGCGTTCGTCTCATTCTGCCCGCTTGCGTGTGAGTCAGGCGCTTTGATGAGATGCGTGCGCCCCTCGTTTACCCGCCCGCCATCTGCATAACGGATTGCGTTTCAACCGAGCGGCGGGAGTATCGCGCCACTCTTAGAAACGCGGCTTTGCCGCTTCGGTTGCAAACGCTGGTTATGCCGCTCCTTTTCTTGGATTTCAATCCCGGCACGAAATGGACATACTTGGCAAATCTTGGCGGCATTTTTGCGCTGTCGCTTGCAATTCTCGTAAAACCATGTACTTGTATCAATCTGCGGAAATTCCATTTCTTCCTCCGATGCGGCATAACACGCGGTTCAGCTGCCCGCCGTTGTATCATCAAAGTCATCGAATTGCGCGTCGGTAGGCGGGTCAGCTGCAATTTGCTAGAACGGTAATTCTTCTTCGCTTGTCGGCGCGGTAGTCGCCACCGGCTCCGCGACCACGATGCCTCCGATAACGTTCTGGTACTGTTTCCTAAGCTCGATGGCTTGGCGCACGGCATCAGTGGACAGCGCTCCTATTGCTGCAAACGTTGCGGTTCCGAATTCGCGCCCGGCGTCCGTAACTACCTCGACCCCGATGCGTGTCATCTGTGTGATATAGGCGCTGGGCGGCTTGAGTTGAGTCAGTCCGCTGGCGTAGGCATCCCACTTTCCGATGCTCATGGGAGAGAGAGAGACAATCAATGGGTCAGTAAAGTCAGGCGACATCGCCAATAGATTTCTGCGTTCCTTGCAGAATTTTCCCCTTGTCGGATTTCCATTCTCGTCCTTACCGGTTCCCCATTGGTTCAGTGGGCAAATATCGCAATCCTTGCCGGTGATTTCAAGCAATTGCCCAAACTCGGGGTGCAGAGTCCCAGTGTGACCGCCATCAGTTGAAACACACGACGGGGCTTTCTGCTCACGGTTCGTGTACGCCGCGCGCGTGATCTTCGCGGCGATGATGTGCACGTCCATCTCTTCATATTTTTTCAGAGGCTCATCTGACCCCTGTTGTGTGATCCAGAGCCGGTCTTTATTTATTACCGCGAAGAGTTTCAGGGGTCGATATGCATTGTTCTTGTCGGCTTTGTTAATGTTCTCGATCTCGGTTTGCAATTCGGCGGGAAGCGCGATTGCATTGGGATTTGGTTGGCTTGACATTCTGTCTCCTTATAACTTCGTATTTTGGATTTTTTGTGTCACGATTAAGAATTTATTTTGATATTATGCTTTTGCCTCCTTTCTTTTTCCTTTGTTCCATGGTAGTTTTCCTCTCTGACTAATTGACATTTTTCTTTTGGTTTCTTCCGTTGCGGAAATACCTTTGTTCCAAGTTGGTTTTCCTCTGTGACTAATGGACATTTTGAGTTTTGATTCCCTGGTATGATGTTTTCCTAGCATGTGTTTGTTTCCTATTTGAGCAAGTGACATTTTAATTTTGCTTTCCTCTGAAGCGATTTTTCCTTTGTTCCATGGTGGGATTCCCCTTCGCGACGCGTATGATATTTTCTTTTCTTTTTCAGAATAGCATTTGCCTTTGTTCCAGGGGACAAATTTTTCGCAAAACTCTCTGGGCATTTTCTTGCCTTTATTCCAGGCGATTTGTCCTTTGTGACTTGTCCTAATTTTTGAGTATTTATCTAGATATTTTTTCCCTTTATTCCATGGAACTTGCCCTTTGTGAGATTCCCGCATCTTCTTCCTGGATTCTTCTGAAAATCTAAATCCCGAAATGCCATCGCCTCCATTTGTTCCATTGGTTAATTTGCAACCAATGCTTTTGCAATATGCGATCCACCAAATTTCGCGGTCTTCCCAATTATCTCCACATCCTTCGAGCACAAATATTTCCGGAATGATGCCTGATCTACGTAAACCTTGAATCCAATGAACTTTATAATTATTGCTTTTGTCACGCAGATGTGTTCTCAATCTCCTTTCCAGATTTTCGGCTTTGCCTACGTACCGAATATCCGTCTCCTTGTTTTCCCCGGGTTTCCTTAATCCGTAAATATACATTTGCCTCCAAATAACTAGCCGCATCTACGCCTTTAAGTTTGCCAACTGAAAGAGCGCTCAATGCGGCTAGGTCACACTGCGGTATTTTGGCGTGAATAATACTACGCTCTTTCAGTTGGCAACTATATTATACCGCGTTTTGAGACAAAAGTAAAATAACTATTTGTTCCGCAATGTCTCCATTTTTATTTGGATGGTTTGGGAAACGAGTAACTCTTTCTCGTACAGCAATTTTGCAACTCCAATCTCTGCTACACTTTTTAGAGCGTCGAACTTGATTTTCGCAGTTTGCAATGTAATCTTTGCGTTGACCTCCGTTGATTTTTGTTTTTGCAACTTGGCTTCGGCGGCAACAACCGCGGGCTGTGTGGTGAGGAACTTGGCAAATTGCGCCTCGCGCGCTTTTTCATTGCTCCCGGTCAACACGCCCTCTTTGCCCAGAGCCAGTTGCTCGGCGTAAAGTAGCGACTTGGCATTTTCGAGTTCTTGCTCGGTTTGCCGCACCGCATAACTGGCTTGCTCGGCGTCCATCTGTGGCTTGACCAAATCGCCGCTCGCGGTAATGAGTTGTTCTTGAATTCGTGATGCTTCGTCAAACGTTGTGTTGTTCATTTTAACTTCTCCATTTCAATCCAGCGTTTACGCAAACGGGGAAAAGAGATTCGGCGGCCTTCTGACTAATTTTCTCGCCCTGTTCGGCTGTGTAATCTGCGAAATTTTCAATAGGCGCGCCGGAAAGAAAATCACAGGTAGTATTTTCTCCGGGAATCTCGGTTTCGTATGCCGCCCAATCTCCTGCGTGCCCGATTACTGCAACAATAACTGAGCCAAGTTGGTCGCCGGGCTTTAGATCAGTCGGTTTTGTGTTGTATGCACTTTTCCACATTGTTTCCTCGTTTCTTTGTTTTTATTCTCCGCCCCGGCAGTTTTGCTTTCCCGATATTCTACCGCGCCGTAGCGTCGGGCGGAGCGGAGAATTATTTTAGAACACTATGTTCAGCATACGTCCGGCGCGCCGATCTTGGGAGGTACGCTCGTCGGTGTAGCCGCGCTCTTGGCTCATGCGCGTTGCGCCATTGACCAAGTTCCAGAGATTCGTTGGGTCTTTGCCTTGCTTTTCTACAGCGACAACGATCTTCTCCGCCTCAGCGCGGTTCCAGCCGATATTCTTCGCGGAGAGAAAGCCCAGGGTCTCGTCGCGCGTGTTGGCTACGATCTTCTGCCGCGCGGCGTCGATGACCACTTGGTCTTTTTGCGTGGAAGCATTGGCGTAAGCTCCTAGTACTCGACCCAGTTCCTGTTGCGCTCGGAAGGACATCCCTTGTCCGATATGCCACATTCGGATGTCAAACAGTTTCTCAGCTCCCCACACAATGTGATTCCCGCACACGGACTTGTAGAGGAATGCGCTGAAACCGAAACTCTGCTGACGAACTTCACTATTCCAGCAGAAGAAGCCACGCGCCAAACCCCCTTCTTCGCCGTCGTCAAGTTTGTTTTGTTCGTTGACGAGAAACACGAATACGTTTCGGTCAGAGCCGTAGATACCGGATGGATATTCATTGTCCGTTATCGCCGGGGGCCGGTGCCAGCCATTCGTTTCGTCCTGGGTCATCTCGCGGAGCATCTGGACAATGTCGCTGTCCCAGAGTCGGGAGTAGGCAAGAGTCGTAAAGCAGCGGACAATGCCCGGGGTTGACCCGTTCGCCCACATCATTGCCATTCGTTCGCGGGGCGCGGACTTGGCCGCGAAGTTCAAGTTGTCCGCCGCTAATGTTGCAGGCAGTTTCCTTATCCACGGCGCAGGGGCTTCAAGCAAATCGCACATCTGCGTGAATGCCCAATGGCTTGGAACCGCGAGGGATTGTGCGCCTTGCAAAACTACGTCGTTTTCGTGAGTCGTAAATACCATGCTCGACGGCACGACGTGACTTTCTACGCTGGCTTGCCGTCGTGCCAGTACGGTCTCGTGTAGCTCTTTCAGTGTTGAGAACCGTTCGTCTGGTGCTCGATCTCTCCATTGTTTGTGAGCCGAAAAGAGTTCCATCTTAATCCTCCTCGGATTCTTCTTGCGATTGTTCGTCGCAAAATTCCATTGTGACCGCGAGTAAATTGTCGTAGTCACCTTTTGTTGCATACTTTTGGTACAATTTCACCAAGTCAGTATGACCCGCGCACCGCAGGGCTTTGGTTACACGTCCCATAATTGCGAAGGCATTTCCATCTTCGTTAACCAGAGGGACCTTGACTGGTTTGTAGTTCGGGCAGATTTTCAGAATCTCTGCCTTCGGTTCCTGGTTCATTTTCATTTCTCCTTGCGCGTTTTGCGCTCTTCTTTTTTCGCTGCTCTTCGCAGCGCGTGAAAATGTTTCATTGATTCTCGATGTTTCTGTGTCAAGGACTTGAGGACATTAACCTCCGTTGTCAATTTTCTTTGCTCTAGGTCAGGGCGCTTGCGAGCCAAGATCTTCCGCGCCGCGATATATTTATGCAAGTAGTCCAGCCAATCACAGCCGTACATCACGCTGAGCGGATGAGTAGTGTAACCGTTGTAGACGTAAAACTTGGATTTGAGTTGCGGGTAAAGAGTTTCGAGATTCATCAGAACAACCTTATTATACTACGGATTGGATAAATGTAACCTTAAAAATTATCGCATTATCCAATGTCGTGAATCTGATGTGTTCCGAACGCGCCGGGAATATCTTCATCCTCTTCCTCTTGGACGATTTCCTTGGCGCACTCTGGGCACCGGTCGGCGTCCTCGGCGAGATGTTCCCGGGTCTGATGTCGGAAGTCGCGGTTATCAATATTGCTCTTCAATGCTTCCTTTGCTTCTAGATCATAGAGGTTATGGGCAATGGCGATCATCTTGTCGTTTTTCCATTCTCGTACCATATATGGGTAATCGGTTGTTTGTGCAATCTGGGTATAATGAAGATCATCATCGTTGAAGTCGCGTTTTTGGATTAGTTTGTTCATGCTCGCTCCAATTCATATTGATCGATCCATTGATCGTCGCGCCATTCTTGTACAATCAATATTCGGCTCGGATACTGAATACGCAGTCGCCGGGCATCGTGGCGTAATTTCTCGGCGCGGATTGTTGGCTCGGAATAGGCATCTGTGATGACGCGGGCCTTGAATACTTTGATACGCTTGAACATAGTGATCTCGGCTTTCTCCGTTCCGACCGGGCTTGTAACCAGTCTGCCACATTACCGCGCGACCGAAATCGCGCGGTACTCTGTGTTAATCTACATGCGTTCTGGAGAAATCCCAGAACCGTGCTCGATTCGAGTTGACGACTTTGTACCAACCCCGTGCACTAATTTTGCGATGTGTGCCGGGGTTGTGCGTCAATACCGGATTCAGTGCATAGAGATTTCCATTGCGCCGCACTTCGTCGCATTGGAGCAGATGTGAATAGCCGCGCGATGATCCGATGCTCGCCGCGCGTTCGTTGGTCTTGTCGCCTTTCGGTGACCGCACCGGCACCAGCGCGAGGTCGCCTTGCCGAATAACCTTATTGTAATCGCAACCAAACATCCAAGTCTGGATTGCGACCACTACGTCGTGACCCCTTGCAATTGCATTGTGGATCGCGCGCGACTCGACGCAATGTGCGAATGTCGTTCTATCCTCATTCATGCCGAGCAAAAAATACGACTTGCGTGAGGAGTTGCCGTACTTGTTCCAGGAAGTCTGTCGCACCTGGATTACCGTGAGGAAAACGCCGGAGTGGATGTCGTTTCCGAATCCATAGCAATCCCAGTTCAGCGCCAATCCCCGGGTGCCACTTCGATTGCTCGATTGGATTCCGAAATTCCACGCGCCGTGTTCATCAATCGCCGCGCCGGAATTTGCATCCTCAACAAGTTGGCGAATCTGATTACGCTCGCTCTCATTGATTGTACTCATTTTGATTTCGCCGTACATTCCGCGTTCCATTTTGCCTCCGCCAGTTTTACGACATGGCGAGTCGTTTGTGTCCAATGATTCAACGCCCATTGGTTGCGTTACACTAATTCCTTCCACTCTGTCCGCCGTACTCGGCGTGCCCGTATCGCTTGCTCGCGGGCATCAAGCACCGGGTCGCGCTGAACGTCGTAGCCGAAGTCTTCGAGCCAGACTACATCGTCCCCAACTTCGAGCATTGCGCCCCGGTAGAGCCGGGAAATTCCCGCTGTGCCTAAGTCCTCTTTGATAATGGACTTCATCCAACGTTCCTCGCGGGAATTCAGAACGTGGGGCGCAGCATCCTCGTTACCATTGGCACTTAGCGCGATGTAGACAATCTTCTTGATGTGGATTTTCATTTCTATATTTCGCTGATCTGGCCCGCAAGTTTGTCTGCAGCAATTTCTAAATACTGAGCAATTTCTGCTGCGCCGCGTTTTGTCTTGCCTTGAAATTGATTTGCTTTTCTGATTTGTTTTGCTCTTTCTCTCAGAAATTCAACTGAGAAATTGATTCCACCAACAAATGCTGATTTTTCAATTTCTGGGTCTGCCATCTGACCGTAACTTGTATGCCAAGCTTTGTAATCCATTTTACTCCTCCTCAGAGATTCTTGCCCAATGTTCCCCGCAGGTCATGTTAGCGGGTGTCCGGCTTTTTGGGCAATGGTCATTAATTTTCGTATCCACTTGCGGCGGCATATAGACTTGCATTATGCGCTTCATTTTGCCTGGCCTCAACTGCATCTAGATACAAGTCAATGTCTATACCGTAGCATTTAGGACAACCCCTGTCTCCATTCACTGCGCGGTCGGCCTGGCTCAGAGTTAATCGTTTTCCACATTCCAGACATACGTAATCCTTTGTTTGCATTTCCATTCTCCTTTACGGTTGATTTTCCGCGACGACCCGGTTGGGGTCGTTTCGTCCTTTGGGACTCGTCAGGCGGTGATTAGTTTGCGATTCATCGGCAAAACGTGAGTAAGGCAATCGGCTTGCTCGGTGCTGTTGATTCGGAATCCCTCAATCAGTTCATCGTCAGGATTGTCGCCATCCTCGAACAGAACCACGTACTCGTCTTTGCCTTTGAATAATTTACCTTCGTCGCTGACATAATGTACGATTTGCATTTTCATCCTCCTCAGAATTTTGTCCTCGGTTCGGCTCCCGGACCGGCTATTTACAGTTTTCGCACCAGGTGGTACCACGCGTAGTCTTACCATATTTTTGGCCAATAGAAATCGTATACCCGCAAATATTACATTGACGGATTTTACGCGTAATTTTCATTTCTTTCATCTTTTCTGGGGATCTTCTTGATGCTCTCATTTCGTCTCTCCCTTACATCCTTATTATACGCCCTTTTTGCTTAAAATAACCTTAAAATTTTGAATCGGCGATTCGCGAAATACACTGGAAAACAAGGTAATTTTGTAGTGTCCGCTAACATCTTGAACAGTTCCTTGACGGCTGACTGACGGTAGAACCATGCAAATCGTGCTTGGATCGGCTGGCGCATCCTTATGTCAGGTGTACGACATGTTAGCGGACAGTACAAAAACAAGGTAATTTTGCGTATTTTGGGCTGTGAATCAATTTTTTAAGGTTCGGCGCTCGGTGGGAAAAGAGTGTTTTGGCATCGCTCAGTCGGGCGCGGGACTTAGGCATTTTAACTCGCCACGCTGAACTTGTGCCATCCTCGGCGCAGGTTTTTCCTGAACACCGGAATTTGTAACCCGGTCGCACAATCATCCGGGTCGAGTTGCGCGAATAAAAGGTAGCGCGGGTCGCCGGTTGTGTAAACTTGGAAACACTGTTCATTGGGCAAGCGAACCTTGGTGATGTATTGCTTGACTTGGAGAGTAGTATCCATTTATAAAGTTACTTTTTCTGAGTTGCTATTAGGTGGTTTGAATTCACCAATTCGGCTAACGACTTTTTCAAGAGTCAATCGTGGTGGCAGGTCTCCTGAATTGTGATTACGACAACGACGACAGTAAATTCCATTTGGAATGTTATATACTTCGCTTACGTCTTTTGGGATATAACCAATTTCAAGAAGCCCACATGCCTTATTCTCCAATATGTCTTTTGCCTCGGGTGTTTCTGCTACACAATGAGATGCTTTGACTAATACTTCTCTCATCATCGCGCGTTGCTCTTCTGGAAATTTCGATTGAGATTCTTTTGTCCAAGAAGGTATGCCCCAATTTCCTTTGACTGCCTGGGCAATGGTATCGTTGATTGTTGCGATATTTGGCAATTGTCCTTGCTTGCCACGCCAGTCACGCTTATAATATTCTCCGCCCTTGCCGTAGAAATTGTTTATTTGTTCATGAGTATATCCCGCCTTGATTAAGCGTGCCGCATTAGTTACCAATTTGCCTTTTTCCAATCGGATGTCCAGCTCACAGACCATTGCGAGCGCGCCAACCATTGCTTGCTGAGAAGTGAGGATCTTGTGATTTCCATTGCCGTTAGTAGGCACTTGAGAATCTATGCTCTTAAGTGGTTCTGGTTTTGAGCCTTGCGGAGGGAGAGTGGTAGATGCGCTAGCATCTATATCTTTAAGACCTTTCTTTTGTTGGTAATCTAGGATTACTGGTTTTGGCTCTAACTCGTAATCTAGGATTACCGGTAATCCTAGATTACTAGTTTCTACTTCCTCAAAGACAGAAATTTCATATTCAAAGGACTGACTAATGGGATGGCGTTCAACTATGCCCCTCTCAAGCGCCTGTTTGGTTCCCTCAATAACTGCATTGTGACTGAGTCCTGTTAATTTTTCAATTTGACTGATGCTGATTCGATCTTTGTCTTTATGCCAGCCAAATGTTTTGCGGCATATTGCGATGACGACCCGAAATTCAGACTCGCTCATCTCTGACATCATTTTGTCTAAGATAATATTCGGAATTATTGTGTAATTAGGTTTGTAAATTCGTTGCATAGTTTCCCCTTAATAAAAAATTCCCCCTCTCTTGGAGTCTGCCGGTCTGCTTTAGCGATTTTATCGTGTGGCAATAAAAGCGCAGAGTCCAAGCAGACCCCAAGAGAAAAGGAATTTGATTTTGTCTTTTATTGCCACGCCCTTATTATACGCCGAAACGCGAAAAAAGTAAAGTTTATTTTTTCTCCGAGTTTTCCCGAATTAACTTATTTTTATTTGTAATAAAATTTAAGGTTTGCAAAACGAAAAAAGTAGTATAATAGGGGTAGTTGAAATTCAATGAAATTGTTTCATCGGTACCTGTGGTTCGGGAACAGGATGCCGTAGATAAAATTCGTGGCTTCAGTTTTGTTAACGCGATAGAGTTTGCGCTCGCTGTTGTGGTGATTTCCGTTTTGATTACCTGGGTGGCGTTGGAGTGGGAATGGCGCAATATTGTCAAACTGTGCGCGGTTGTTGGCTCGCTGCCCTTTTTGATGGTGGCATGGGAAAAGTTTGTGGTGCTCTCTGCCCATCAGCACAAAGCCATTGCGGACAAGATGGAATCACAGGCAAAGCAGGTTCAATGGAAACATCAGATGGCGGTCATGGAAGCAGAATTGGAGAAACTGCTGAACGTTGACTTGAACAAATCAGGCGCGGTGGGTGACGTGGTCGAAGATGACGCGCCGGTTCCCGCTGTCCAACATCACTTTGTCAACACAAACGTTCTTCCGCCGGAGCATGTGATCGCGGTCGGCGATGCGAAATTGGACTTGGCGCACTTTATCGAGTTTGTCCGCAAGCAAGAAGCGCGGCAGACAATCCGACGTGAGGATTGGCTGGGGAGCAAAGCGGAGCAGACCGAGGCATATGTATTCATGGATGGTTGCGACATGACGCGAACGGAATATGATTTGTGTCTGCGGATACTGGACGAGCACTCCCGGTCTCTGAAAGGCGCGGGTACGGCGCGGCGCGTGATTCATTCAGCGTCACAAATCTTGGAGTATTTGCAAATTGCAGAACCGCAAATTACGTAAATCTCGCCGCCCTGCTCTCTTAAGTACGGTGCAAAACCGCAAAATACGAGAGTATATAGCCCGCCCCGCCCCGCCGACGGGCGCGCCGACAGGCGAAGTACCTGAGTTCGCGTCACGTGGGGCTTTGTTCTGCCCCGGCTGTCTCCGCAAGGTTGAGACGCAAGGGACTTTGCTATTGATCAAAAATCGTGGCAAGGCGCGTTGGGTCTTAGCGCACAATGCCCATGTTGCGATTACCGGGGAAAACTCTGAGGTGATACAGGATGCCGGGGAATATGGTCTCACAGAAATGGATTCTGATTTTCCGCGTATTGACAGCGAGGGGAATTTAGTGACAGTCGAGTTGCGGAAAGTGGAGAAGGAAATTGATACATAGTTATCCGACCGTATACCAGATTGGACACAAGGCAATTACCAATCTATTTGCGGGTACAGTAGTAGTACAAGAGAAAATTGATGGCTCGCAGTTTTCTTTTGGCCTGATTGACGGAGAATTGCAGGCGCGGTCAAAGGGTAAGCAATTGATTTTAGATGCGCCAGAGAAGATGTTTACTCAAGCCATTGCGATGATTCGCGCAATGGATTTGCATCTGGGATGGGTTTATCGCGCAGAATATCTAGAAAAGCCGAAGCAAAACACGCTAGTCTACTCGCGTGTTCCGAATTGCAACCTGATTATTTTCGACATTACGCCGGGGCTGGAAGAATACTTGCCCTATACTGAGGTTGTAGCAGAGGCACAACGTATCGGGCTTGAGGTTGTGCCGCAGTTTTTCAGCGGTGCGATCAACGACCTAGAGTTCTTCAAGTCTTTACTGGAAACAGAGAGCGTCTTGGGCGGAACGAAGGTTGAGGGCGTAGTCGTTAAGAATTACAGCCAATTTACCCAAGAGAAGAAAGTGGCGATGGGCAAGTATGTGCGTGAGGACTTCAAGGAAGAAAACGCGAAAGACTGGAAAGCGCGCAATCCGACCGGCTCCGATGTTGCTCAGTCATTAGTGATGCGTTTCAGGAATGTGGCGCGATGGCGCAAGGCGATCCAGCATTTACAGGAGCAAGGGAAACTAGAAGGGTCGCCGCGCGATATTGGTTTGTTAATCCGCGAGGTGCCTGCCGACATTTTGAAAGAATGCAAGGACGAAATCAAAGAAGAATTATTTGCTCACTTCTGGAAAACTATTCAGCGCGGAGTGGTATCTGGATTACCGGAATGGTATAAAGAGGAATTGCTCAAGGGAGCATTTACAGATGAAACACAGACCAGTTAGCAATCGGCACAATGCCTTCCAGCAATTCATCAAGTCGCGCCGGATGATCGAGACCGCTGACCTCTACGCGGCGGGCAAAACTCAGGCGCAGATTGCAGAGATTCAGAAACGCTCACAGACCCAAGTCTTCGATGACCTGCGGCAAATGAAAAATGACTGGCGTGAAAAAGCCGGTGAGACCATTGCGGTGTGGCGTGAGCAGGAGATTGCCTATACCACACAGAAACGACTGGATGCCGAGGTGCAGTACAAGCGGACAAACAATTTCCATTTTGGTGAGTTGATGGTAAAGTGGAGTCACCGACTCGATCTATTACTTGGGATCGAGGCGCCAAAGAAGTTTGAAAACTGGACAGAGAAATCCTGGGAAGAATTTGCAAAGGAAAAAGGACTGACCGAACAAGATGCAATCAATGCCTTTGAGCACATCGTCAATGTCGGAAGACAGGCTGCGTCTGGGAGTCTTGTGGGGCAGCCAGAAACTGCCTTATAGCCAGCCGCAGAGAGTTTTCAAATACGCAAATGATCCACTGGCGTTTGTCAAAGATTGTATTTCATTTCCACGCGGAAAAGGATTAGCACCTTATCAAGAAGAAATATTGGGCGAATTTGTAAGCCAGCGACGCGTCGCAGTAAGAAGTCCGCATGGTGCAGGGAAGACTGCGCTGGCAAGTTGGATTACTCTATGGGCGGTTCTTACAAGCGAAGACATCAAGGTTATTACAACTGCAAGCGCATGGAGACAACTTTCAAAGTTCTTGTGGCCGGAGATTGGAAAGTGGACGCGGCGAATCAGATGGGACAAGGTTGGACGATTGCCGATCATCAAAGGAAAAGAATTGCTCGATCTTTCGATTAAGATCGGGCCGACACAAGAAGCGTTTGCTGTTGCGTCGGATAACGCAGATTTAATCGAAGGCGCTCACGCCGAGAAATTGATTTACATATTTGATGAGGCAAAGGCAATCAACGAAGATACCTGGGACGCAGCGGAAGGGGCTTTTGCCTCCGGCGATTGCTATGCGTTTGCGATTTCCACTCCCGGTAATCGATCTGGAAGATTTTATGAGATACATCGCCACGCGCCGGGGTATGAGGGTTGGTGGACACGGCACATTACTCTAGAGGAAACCATTGCGGCGGGACGGGTCAAGGAAGATTGGGCAAAGGATCGACTGAAGCAGTGGGGCTTAGATAGTCCGGTCTATCAGGCGAAAGTCTTAGGAGAGTTTCCCGAGCAATCCGAGAATGCGTTATTTTCATTAAACTGGGTTGAGGCAGCGAGAGAGCGAGAACTTTCTATCGACGAGACAATGCCAATTGTGCAGGGGTGCGATATTGCCCGGTTCGGGGACGACTCGAGCTGCTCATTCGTTGGGCAAGGCGACGTGGTACTTGAAGCAGAAATTTGGAATGGTAATGATTTGATGACTAGCGCAGGGCGCATCAAAGCCAAAACTTATCCAGCAAAAGTTGACGTAATTGGGATGGGCGGTGGAGTAGTAGACCGGTTGCGCGAGCAGGGATTCCCAGTGACTCCGATAAACTTTTCTGAATCGCCTATTGACAAGGAACACTACCGCGATGTTCGGGACGAAAGTTACTATACATTATCAAAGCGATTTAAAGAAGGACATATCGACTTAACGCGGATACCGAAAGATATCTATGACCGGCTCTGTGGTGAATTGACCGCGATGGGATATGATTATACGAGCGATGGTAAGATCGCGGTGTGGCCGAAGAAAAAGATCAAAGAGACTACTGGGCATAGTCCTGATTGTGCGGACACGCTCGCGATTTTGTACTGTGGCTCAACGTTCAGGCAAGGACAGAATGAAGCGGTCAAGATTCTAGGACATCAGAGCCGCTGGGCAAACGACCTGAGCACACGGACAGGAAGTCGGTGGCACAAAAGCTGACACCCCAACAAAGGCGACGCAAGGAGCTTCTCGTCAAGTGGAAAACCGCCCGAGCAGAAGTTTTACAGAGAGACAAATATGTGTGTATGGTTTGCGGAGAATCGGCGACCTGTGTAAATCACGTCTTGGGCAGAAAATACAAATCACTATTTTTAAGTAAAAAATATCTTATGGCTTCATGCCAGGAATGTAATCAATCAGATCAGGCGGACACAGTTGAAGAGAGACAGAAGAGAATTGCAATTCTTTATTCAGAGTATGATTATGATTATTCTGATTGTCCAGACAAACAATATTTAATGTTGATTGAGTGAATATGACAATAGGGATTTATCAGATTTATAATCGCGCTAATGGAAATCAGTATATTGGTTCTTCGGTAAATGCAGAGAGAAGATTAAGGAAACACCTAAATACATTAAGATTAGGAAAACATTCTAACGAAATTTTACAACGTGCCTGGGGCAAGCATAGCAAGCAATCTTTTTCATTCCATCTTGTTGAGGAATGTGAGCAAGGCAATTTATTAAAAATTGAACAATGGTATCTTGACAATACTCCTAATTTGTATAACATTGCTAAAGACTCAACAGTCCCTATGCTTGGAAGGCGTCATACCGAAGAAACAAAGCGCGGGATGTCAGAGAAACACAAAGGTCATCCTGGTTGGAATACAGGCATGAAGGGAGTGTATGGAGGTTGGCATCATACCGAAGAGACCATAAGGAAATTAACTGGAATAAAACATGCTCATTTTTCGTATACAGATGAGCAAAAGAAAAGACGCAGTATTCAGATGACAGGTAAGCAAAACTCGCTTGGAAGTCATCATACAGATGAGTGGAAAAAGAATATGAATGTTCTTTTAACCGGCAGGAAAATGCCTGAAGAACAAGTAAGGAGACTTATAGGAAATAAATATGCCTTGGGTCGTCATCAATCAGATGAAGAGAAAAGAAAACACAGTGTGGCTATGACAGGTAAGCAGAATGCGCTTGGCAGTCATTGGATTGTTAGTCCGGAAGGTAGAAAGAATAATTCTAACGCGCATAAAGGCAAGAAATTATCAAAAGAGCATTGCTTAAATATTTCTATTGGCGGTAAGGGCAAACCTTCTAAATTAAAAGGTAGGCCCTGGGGCAAGGAACGAAAGGAAAGGGCGAGATTACTTAGGGAAACAAAAGCGGAGAGGATCCTATGAAGAAACTTCTCTGCATTGACATCGACGACGTGCTTTGTGAGTTCACCGATGACTATTTACAACATCTCCACAACCATGCTGGGCTGAACATAACGCGCGAAGATATTCGCGGCTCGTTCACCGAGATGGGACTGGCGGGTGAGACCATGGAATCTTTTATAAAGTCTGGTGCACTGCGGACGATGAAAGTGGTCGAGGGCAGTCAGAAGTCAGTGCGCCGGCTATTGGACAAATTTATCGTAGTAGCGTTGACTGCGCGACCGCCGTACACTGAGCAGCAGACCCGGGAGTGGGTCATGCGATATTTTCCCAACTTGCCAATTGTTTACACTAATGACAAAGTGGTCTATTGCCAGAAAGTCAAGGCGTGGGGATTAGTGGACGATCAATTTCGGTGGTTGAATGGAGTAGAGCGCGGCTTTGCCATCGCGCAGTCGTGGAATAGTGGATACGAGGGCGCGCGGGGCGATTGGAGGTTTATTACAAGCCATATTTTATCGCTGATATGATTAAATTGTTCCCTTCACAGGGAATATTGGATTGAAACTTAGGGGGCAAAATGAAGGACGAAACGTTCGAGAAACAGATTAAGGCAGGGAAGTGGGACACGCTGTTGCGAATACAGACCAGCCAAGATAATCAAGAGACACGCAAGCGGTATCGTAAGCAATTTCAGTCGTTTGCTTGGCGGTGTCTGGAAAGCACCCACTCTTTGCATCGCAAAGAAGAGCGCGCGTTGTTCAAGGCATTGCTCGAAGCGCATCGCAACGACGGATTGCTTGCGGTTTGGACAGCGTGGAAGATGCAGAATGCTGTGAGCGCGCCAACAACTGAAACACAATAATTTTTAAGGTTCACAGAGTTGATTTAGGCGTATAATAGGGTCGAAGGGCAGTGGACGCGCTCTTCTCCTCCTCGGAAAGGCGTCCTGTGCCGATAGCTACACAGGACGCCTACCTCTCAAAACAAAATGTTACAAGGGAGTTTACCATTGAATAGCGGCGTGGTGACTGGTTCGATCCAACAATTTGCAGTGCTAATTACGGCGTATGTTGGATTTTTGTATTGAGTAAAGGAGCAAAATGCCAGAAGAAGTTAATCCTTATGAAACTCCGGTGTTCGACCAATTTCTCAAAAGCAAAGCATACGATAAGTTTGCCGAAGCCCAGTGGGATAAGTTTCTAGAGAGTCCTGTATTCAAGGCGCTTTGGGAATTGTGGGGCGAAACCTCCGATTATTACGATGAACTCGACGATGCTTTTACAACGTGGCGCGAAGCGCAAAAGGAAAATTAAGTGTCTTCAATTTTAATCACGGGAGCAACCGGCACGTTTGGAAATGCGTTCATTCGGAGGTTATTGAAATCTTCGGACTATGAACGTGTTTGCATTTTTTCACGCGATGAATTAAAGCAGCAACAGATGCGCGTCGCGTTGAATGATGATTTTCGATTGCGTTGGTTCATTGGTGATGTGCGTGATGAGAATAGACTTGAACGAGCATTTGACGGAATAGATATTGTCATTCATGCGGCGGCGCTGAAACAAATTGATACAGCGGAATATAATCCAAAAGAAGCGATTCTAACCAATATTTTTGGAGCGATGAATGTAATTGACGCGGCGATTTATTGTGGCGTGAAAAAGGTTGTCGCTTTGTCTTCGGATAAGGCATGTGCTCCAGTTAACCTTTATGGGAAAAGTAAGGCGGTAATGGAGAGTCTTTTTTGCCAAGCCAATGTATACTCTAGTCAAACGCGTTTTTCCTGTGTTCGATATGGCAATGTTTGGGGGTCGCGGGGATCGGTAATACCGCTTTGGGAAAAACAGTTGGCTGAGGTCGGGAGGATTCAAATTACCAACTTGGCAATGACGCGCTTTTTCATGACGATTGACGAGGCGTGTCTGCTCGTGGAAAATGCTCTGTGCAATATGGTCGGCGGTGAGATATTTGTACCGAAAATTCGCTCAATGTCAATAGGGGATTTGGCCAAAGCATGGCTTGATCTTAGGAACGACATTTGGCCGGTGGAATTAGTAGGCATGCGGCCTGGTGAAAAGATGCACGAAACCCTAATTTCGCAGCACGAGGCTTATCGAACCTTGCAACAAGATAATTGCTTTGTTGTTTTGCCAGTAGCTAAGGAATGGGTATCGGCAGAAATCTGGGGAGACAAAATGTATCCAGACGATTTCTACGCGAGCAATTTGACCCCGCTATCTGTCGAGGAGATTCGAGAATGGCTAAAGCAAATCCAATAAAATATTGCCAGAATTGTTGTCATAGAAGGATGACACTTTGTAGTTTATTCTTTGAGCAAATTCAGAATAGAACAATTCAACTTTGCAAATTGCGTGGTTATAGAGAAATAGGTATGTGTTTCGCCCATTCATCTAAATCCATTGGTTCTTGGGCAACTTGGCTGGAGAAACGATGAATCCATTTATCATTGCTGAATTCGGCAGCAACCCAGCTCCTGATTGGGATTTTACTGTGTGGTGTGCGGCAGCGAAACTTGCTGGCGCAGATGCGGTCAAAGTGCAATTATGGAAAGCGGAACATTTTAGGAAGACCGCACAGATCTATTGGGAAACCAGTACAGAAGCCGGATGGCACGATGTTAGTGATAATAAAGAGGTAGATAAAAAACGCCCTCTCGAATTTCCTCGCCGCAAGTGGTTTGATTTTGTCGAAGTCGCCCATTCGATGGACTTATTCGTCGGCGCGAGCGTCTTTGATGATAAGGCAGTGGATATGGTTGCACGGGATGGGGATTTTATCAAGTTAGCAGCACGGGAACAAGGCAATATCGGTTTGATTCTAAGTACCTTGACTCACGGCGGGGCGGATATAAGAATCTACCGCTCGATCTCCAAGCAGAAATATATCAACTACGACCGTCATACCATGCACTTGGCAACTATTTCCCAATATCCCACGCCATTGGTTCGCGCGCTCTTAGCATTGCCACGCTGGGCGCATTTTTTCAATTCGCAGAAACTAAAGTGGGGATGGAGTTCACACACCAAATCAAATTTAGATTGTTGGCTTGCGACTAAACTCGGAGTATCCGTGATCGAGAAACATTTTGCGTTATCCACTGATAATATAGAAGCAGCGTGGTCATTGTTACCGCACGAGTTTGAAAGGATAGCAAAACTATGCGGGTGATTTGTCTCTTGGTTTCTTTTGTACCTGTGGCAATGGTATTCTATGCCATTGCTCATGGCGATTGGATTTGGGTATTGGCGGGATTTATTCTCGATCTATTTGTGTGGCTAATGATAATTCGTGAGGATCGGAGCGAATTAAGATGAATATTGTTGGCGGCGCCTCAATCACCAGCAAAGGCGATTGGATCACCCGCACGAAGCAGCGAAGCGCATTGTCCTATGGTTGCTATATGGCAATTCAGGGTCGTACGCCGGTCGTGGATTGGGCAATGGGACTTCACGGCGCGCTTGATGGTTATTCTCCGCAATGGTGGAAGGATGCTCTGTACGACGCCGCGATGAATTGTGCTACTTCATTGCCGGCGGAAAGTGAATTGCTCGCCGCCGAACGGTTGCAAGAATTCTATCCGAACATGGAAAGTTGCCGCTTTATGAGTGATGGCAGTTCTCCGAACGAGGCGGCAACGCGGCTGGCGCGGGCTTTTACAAAACGCAACGTGATTGCGTTTTCAGGCTACCACGGTACTGGAACTTCCTTTCCCCATAATCCCAACGCGAATGATTTAGGTATTGATGAGCGTCGTGGGATACCTAGCGAAATGTGGTGGCTGACTCGGCAGTTTAACTGGGGCGATTTTGATGCGATTATTAAGCTACCTTCGCATATTGCGGCTATTATTATTGAGGTACCTCCAGAGGATATAGAGGCATGTCAATTTCTTATGCAATGTCGTATTTGGGCAACGAAAGTCGGCGCACTATTCATTCTCGACGATGTCGTAACAAATTTCCGTGTCGCGCCGGGCGGGGCGCAAGAGCGATATGGCGTCGAGGCAGACTTGGTCTGTTGCGGAAAAACCCTGGGCAACGGTTTTAACATAAGTGCCTTATTGGGTAGAAGCGATGTAATGAATCTGTTGACGGCCGGAGTTCACTATTCTAGTACATTTAATGGCAGTGGACTGGCGACTAGTGTCGCGGCGGCAACCTTAAAGTGGATTTCAGAGAACAAAACAATTCTCTACCCTACGCTCTATGCACGCGGCGAATTGCTCAAAGTGCAGATGAACAGCGTATTTGAGAACTTTGACTTGTCGGCACGGATGGTAGGAAACGCAACCAGACCGATCTTGGTTAATGCGGAAAAAGAATGGCTGAATAAGTGGCGCGATGGGATGTTCGCGCGCGGATTCTATATAATGGCTCATCCGTTTTACGTGACAATGGCACATACGGAAGAGGTTATTTATAAGACGGTAGAGGCATGTTATGATACGTGTAAGGAAATAGCGAATCAATGAGAGCATTAGTTATCGGCGCAGGATCGATGGGTTCTCGTCGCGCTCGGCTGCTCAGGGAATTGGGAGTCGAGGTCGCAATCTGCGATGTTGATTCTAGTAAGGTTGCATTGTTGGTTAACGGGTTGCACGTAGTAGGATTTGGCAACGTAGACTATGCAATGAATTATGAGTTTGATGTCGCACTGATTTGCACGCCGCCATTAAGTCATCTAGATATTGCGTTACGAGTCGCCGGCAGAGGTTGTAATTTATTTATCGAAAAGCCGCTAAGCAATTCTCTAGATAAGAAGAAGATTGCGCAACTGGTTTATAAGATGCAGGTAAATAGTCTCCAGGGTATTATGGGTCAATCGTATCGGTTTTGCCCGAGTCTAATTGCTTGGCGTGCGCAGTTTGTGAATAAGCAGAACCTTTTATATGGCTCAATTAACTCTGGGCAGCATTTAAAAGACTGGACACCAGGGCGCGATTATCATTCGTTGATTTACGCAAGCAAAGAAAATGGCGGAATTGTTTTATCGTCGCTCTCGCATTCACTAGACCAAGCGCAATGGCTCTTTGGTGAGATCGAGGCGGTCACGGGGCTGATTTCCAATAGCGGCGAGTTGGGGATTGAGGTTGATGATGATGCTACATTGCTTTTGCGGATGAAGAACGGCGCGCAGGTCAGCATACATAATGATTTTTGGCAATCGCCGTGGCGCAATGAGATTTGTGCTGTGACTACTGGATTGGATAATATTGTTGATAACAATTCAACGGTTTGGAATATGGACTATAGCGACGCGGACGCAATGTATCGCGCGGAGATGGAGCATTTGGTCAAGTGCATTGAACAAAAATACCAAGGACAACCGGATCTTCTGCAGGGCATATTGAATTTAGAATTTATGGAATGTGTGCAGAAAGCATCTGATACTGGGACTTGGCAGCGGATCGGCGAGTTCTGGAAAGAAGTGACCGGGAGGAAATGAAATGACAAAACAACAAGCGATAAAAGTAATTGATAGCATATTATGTGAGTTTATTGATTTACACGGACTTGAATCAGATGAAGAAATGCCTAAAAGCGAATTTAAGATTCCAAAGCACGATAGGATTACTTATCGTGATTTTTCTGAAAGTATATTGGACGCACTAGGTTGGAAAGAAGTGACGGAGGGGAAATGACTATTTTTGTCTCTTTGATTCTGTTTGTTTTTTGGGTGCTTAGCGTGTATATAATTGCAATATTGGTAGGGGGTGAAAAAGGTTATTTTGTGGCTTTCATATATTTATTAGTGAGTGCATTCTGTATTCAATTTTTTATGGATACAACAGAATGACTCACACCGGCGCAATCATTGGTAGAAATGACAAACTGGAAGTTATGGATTGTGAGCAATGTAAGTTTGCCCACCTATTTCCATTGCCGACTGAAAAACAATTGACCGAATATTATCAGCATCCCTTTTACGAACAGGACAAAAAGTCCTGGCTCCAGGAATCAGAGGAAGATGCCGATTGGATCGAGGCATCCCTACGAATGGAATTAGCAATGCTGGGAGTGGCACAGAAGAGCGCGAATCATTTTCTCGATATCGGCGCGGGGTTTGGGCAATGTCTAGAATATGCTCAGAAGTTAGGCTGGGACGCAGAGGGATTGGAGCCTAGTCCGTTTGCCTGCCAAGTTCTTAAACAATATCAATTACCTTATCAACAAGGATTCATTGAAACTGCAGAAATGGTTGAGAACTCAGCAGAGGTCATTCGCGCCGCGTGGGTCTTGGAGCATTTGCTCGATCCGAGCGCGGTACTGGAGAAATTCAGAAAGACTCTTAAGCCCGGGGGTCGGTTATTGCTCGCAGTTCCTAATGATTTCACTAATATTCAACAGATTGCCCAGCGCGAACTGAAAAAGAAAGACGCTTGGTGGATTGATAAGTCACATATAAACTATTTCAATTTGCGATCTTTGGGTTTATTGTTGGGCAAGCACGGTTTTCAGATCCAGCAATTCTATTCTACTTATCCTATGGAAATGTTTTTACTCCAGGGCGATGATTATATAGGCAATCAGAAACTAGGGCGACAAGTCCACGCCCGACGCAAGAAGTTCGAAATGGCGATGCACCAGAGCGCAGAGGGGATACAGGATTTGGTGCATATCCAGCAAGCGATGGCGAGCACAGGGATGGGAAGAGATTTGGTAGTGATGGCGGTGAAAATATGGAACACGGTAAACAGACAGAAGAATCAAAAGAGCGGATGAGGCAGGCTAAATTAGGAAAGAAGGCGAGTGAAGAGACGAAAAATAAAATGCGCCAATCAAGTGCTAGAAATGTAGATCATAGAGAATGGTCTAGAAAACACTTGATCGCCCTGAATCAGTCTTCTGAAGGCAGGACGAGAAGCAGGCAGATGGTGGTGAGGCGGAATAAAACGGAGGAAATGCGGCGAGTTACGGTTGCGCGTAATAAGACCCCCGAAATGCGCGAGGCATCGAGAAAGAATTTTACTGTTGTAATGAATCGCCCAGAGATGAAAGAGAAATCGAGGAAGAACGGCAGAATAGTTGGAAAATTACCACATACCGAATCTCAGAAGCAGGCATCTAGGCGCAATATTAGAACTATGAATTCTTTGCCTAAAACAGATCGGCAGAGGGAATCTTCAAGGGAACAAGCGATAAAACTTAGAAAAAGTGGATTTGTTAAACAGACAGAGATTGAGAAAAGAGTTTTGGAGGTTCTTCTTTCGTGGGGAGTGCGGGTGGTTCCAGAAAAAGTATTTAACGGAATTGGTATCGTTGATTTCTTTTGTCCTGATCAGAAACTCTGTATTGAGACAGACGGTGACTATTGGCACAATTTACCCGGCGCAAAAGAAAAGGATATACGCAAGGATATAAAGCTTAGGGGATTGGGCCTGGGAATCTTGAGATTGCCAGAGTGTCTTATTAAAAAACAAGAAGAGGAAACATTGGGATTGATAGACAGTGCACTAAGGAGAGATGGTAATGTCTAAATATTCTGGGAAGAGTCTCATTCTGGTAGCGGGAGGATTGCTCCAACAGACCGCTGTAAAAATTGCACACGAACTAGGACTTTATGTTATTGTGACCGACAAAAATCCAGAGTGTGCCTGTGCTAAGCTTGCCGATGAATTTTGTCTCATTGATACAAAAGATATTGAGGGTCATATTAAGTTAGCACATTCCCTGAAGAATCTCGCTGGGATTTTTACAGAAGGAGCGTCGGTAGAGATGACTGTTGCCGGAGTTGCCGAGGAACTCGGGTTGCCGGGGATTGACTATAATACAGCAAAACGCATTGCAAATAAGTCTTTGATGCGGGTCAGATTATTGAATGCAGGTTTATCTAGTGTTCACTTTGCGGTTTATGACCGGTGGGAGAGATTTGTAGATGAGTACATGACCTTTCCGTGTATTCTTAAAGCCACCGACAGTAGTGGTTCGCGCGGAGTATTCAAAGCGTATCAATTCGCCGATGTAACTAAAGAACAATTTGAACACACGCGCTCTGTCTCGAGTGACGGCTTGGTGTTGGTAGAGGAGCTTCTACAACCTGATTCCAGTGAAGAAATTACAGAGCAGAGCGTCGAGACCGTGTGGTATAATGGAAAGGGAAATTGGCTCAACTGGGTCGACCGTCCTTTTCTTGGCTCTGGAAAGTATGCTATTGAGTTAGGACATTATAACCCAGCTCTGCATTCCCCGGAGAAACAACAAAAGGTTGAGCAATTAGTGTTGGCAGCCGGCAAAGTCTTGGGAATGTCGAATGGTATTTTTAAGGCAGATGTAATGCTGACCAACAAAGGCGCACGAATTTTAGAGACTACGGCGCGGCTTTCGGGGGGCGGGGATTGTCAATTTTCTTCTCCATTGGCACACGGCGTTAACTACATTCGCGGCGCGATGAAACTCGCGCTGGGCGAAGAGATCGACTGGGATGATTTCATGCCGCGCCAATATCGCCACGCAGTCGCCTTGGCGGCATTTCCCAGGCCGGGCAAGATCACGAATATTACAAAAGACGTACCAGACGATGTATTGGTATTTTCGCGTGTTCACGTCGGCGATATTATTCCAGAGTACACGACCTGTGTGGACCGCCCTTTGTTCGTAGTGACAAGTGGCAATTCACGCCAGGAAGCGGTAGGCAAGGCGAAAGACGCGCTGAGTAAAATCAAGATTGAGACGAGGTAGAGAATGGGATGCTCCAGGGGCAGAAAAAGCAGAGAAGGCTGGCACTTAAATCATTCGCCCATAACTCAGTTAGCGCCGCGCGAGAAACAGATTTTTGATTTACGTCAACAAGGCATAACATTTAGGAGAATTGCTGAAATGCTTAAAATTTCTTACGGTACTGTTAGTAGCATTTATTATCGGGCATTGGAGAAAATAGAAGACTTAAATCAGAATACAATTGAAATGGAGGAAATAAAATGAGTAGTAAGGCGGAAGACGCGCTAGGCAAAATCAAAATTGAGACAGAGCAGGGGATAGATATAAGCGAAAATAAACGGAGAGGACAAATTATTAGTTTTGAAATCAGATATTATAATGATCGAGAAAGGCAGCAAAAAGTCTTTATGGCGGTTTTGGCAGATGCGCCAGAATCGATCGAACCAGATACAGCAATAGGCTATGGTGAAACTCCAATGGGAGCAATTAAGGAATGGGTTGATGGTTATTTAGCGCAATCCTTTAGACAGGATTTGAAGGACGTATGATGCGAATCCTGATTTATGGAGCCGGACAGATTGGCCGTGGCTTAATCGGTCGAATTTTCTGTAATGCCGGGTACCGCGTGGTGTTTGTCGAAAAGCGGGTAGAAGTAGTGCGGCGTCTTTCAACGAATGGCTACTATCCGCTGAATACCGGCAACGGGTTGCAGTGGGTCGGGCCGGTGGCGGCGTGTATGTTGAGCGCAGAGGACGAATCCCTGGCGGTAACGGACATAGTTGTTTGTTGTGTACGTGTGGAAAATATGGAAGAGGTTGCCAATCGATTGGCTAGCGTTCTTGTGGGCAGGCCGAAAGATGCCAAGCGTATAGATGTATTGGTCGTAGAGAATATGCCCCACGCGGATTTACACTTAAAGAATTTGACACAGGGACTTGCTAACGAGACGATTAATAATCTTATTTTCAATCAGGGCATTGCGGAGTGTATAATACCTGAGGTTGACCTCGAAGTACAGGCGCTCGACCCGGCGCTGGCGAACGGGGACAGTACGGGGTACTTGGTCGTTCCAGATACATTGGAGAAAGGGCTGGAACATATCAAGGGTATTTTTTGCTCAAGCGATATGGATTTTAGTTGGGCGCTGAAGTGGTATTGTCATTGCGCTTTTCATGCAGTACTGGGCTATGTGGGCATAGCACGTGGGTTCACCCATATTGATGAGGTGGTAGATGATAAGTTGTCACAGAGCGCAATTACCCATCTCATGCGGGAAATTGTCTGGGGACTTGAGCGTAGTTATCCTAGGCGAAGCAACGAGATATGGGATCGCGTTTACAATGTTGAGCATTTCGGTTTGGCACACCCGGCGGTTCGGGATACCTGCGCGCGAGTAACGCGCGACTCGGCGCGCAAAGTTGCCCCGGGCGAGCGGTTGCAAGATTTGAGAGAATTGGTCGGCGAGCATCCGTTGGTGGTCGAGGCAATTCGGCAAGCGGAAAGGATGGCAGGGAAATGAGAGAAACATTCAAAGATTTACAGATTAGCAAAGAAGTGCTTTTTGCTGAAGTGAATGATAAATTGGATTCTAAGAACATGGCTTATGCGAGCCGGGAGCAAGTATTTCTGAATTTTAATATTGGAGCGATGCTTTTAGGGACTAACCGAGTTAAATACGGATTGTCACTGCTTGCTAAGCACATAGTTCGTTTAATGAGAGATGGAGACACAATGAAGCTAGATATTTTACTGGAAATAACTAGCGACATGATTGCGTATTTAGTTTTAATTTATAGTATGCGACGGGCTGATAACAAATGAACATTATTGTAATCACAGCGAGATTAGATAGTGAGCGATTGCCCGGCAAGGCATCGATCGATCTGGGTGGCAAACCGAACTTGGTGCGGCTGATCGAGCGATTTCAGAATTGCAAAAAAGTCGACGAGATTATAATCGCTACGAGCACCGAGAAATCAGACGATCTGATCGCAGACACCCTGATGCCCCAGGCAGTGCAGGTTTTTCGTGGCGACAAGACAGATGTGCTAGGGCGGGTTTTGGGCGCGGTCAAGTGTTTGAATAATTCAGATAAAGAATTACCTAATACTACAAGAATTCTGCGCGCAACTACCGATTGTCCCTTTATCGGTTGGGAACTAGTTGATTTAGCGTTCGACCTGTTCAGATATTACCCCGCCGCTGAGACGGCGCGGCTGTGGGGCTTAGGCGAACGTGTGCCAGTGTATGGGGCGGGGGAATTTCCGGTATCATTGGATTGTTTAGAGCGAATGAATGGTAAGTTAAAATTCGATTTCAAGGAAGCCGCGGCTCCGCCGAATGACCGCGCGTGGAAAGAGAGAATACTCCAGGCGCGCGAACATGTGACTTCTGATATCGATGCCTATCGGCTAGGTTATCAAGTCATTTATCCCGTACCCCCTCGCAAGTTCACTGAAGCATTTTACCGACCCTATCGCTTAGAATTGGATACGCCCCAAGATTTGGAATTAGTGAATAAAGTTATTTCCGAATTAGGAATCAATCCTCCTCTGCAACAGGTAGTTCGATTTCTAGATGCCAATCCAGAAATTGCACAAATCAACGCGGGTATCATGGAAAAGACTGGGCCGAGTATGTATTCTTTGGAACAGCGGGCGCGTTGGAAAAGCCAACAGAGCGTGAATACTGTAGAGTGGCGCGGGGATTGGTCTTGGCTCAATGAGGACACGCCGAAGATACCCCAAGGCGCAAAGCCACTCTTTTGCCGAAAAGGTTCTTGCTACTTGGGTTATGTCAAGAAGAAGAACGGATTGCATACTCTGTATACAAAAGATGGCGATGAGATCACCGGGTTGGCGACATTGAATTGTGAATGCGGCGCGGGAAGAATTTGGAGGGAGGGATAATATGAGCAAAGCAGAAAAGATCATGGTCGCAGTGCTGTTCGTTATTATAACTAGTTTATTTTTGCTCTTTGGCGCAGACTTGTTTCCCAATGTAGAGTGGAGTCAGGTGCCGGGGCTGTTGTGGAAAAGCATCGCGCGGAACTATCGATGAACAAACGTAGAGCTGTAAACAAGTCGCTTTCTGAGTGGCAAGCCGTCCTCGAAATTTCGGAATGGGTTGTTCAGACGCGACTTTATCAGCGATTAAAACAAGATGGCGAGGCAATTGATTGGCGTTACTCGGAGAAAACCGCGCGGATGAATTTGAACGGCTCGGAGTCTATTGATAAACTTGAGTACGCCTTAGCCCACGAGCTGTCTCATCTTTTACATGCTCCAGAGAACCGCGTATTCGATAATTTGTTAGAGACCAAATTACTTAAGCGCGAACGCAAAGCATGGGAGGAACAGTTCAACTTAGCGCAAAACGAGAGCATCGAACACTATTTGAGAATAATCTATTCTTTGCTGGGGAAAATTTATCCACCCCACAAGGGAGACTGAGAGAGGTACAAGATGCCTGTTGCAGCCAAATGTGACGTTTGCAGGACGTATGTAGACAATTGGATAACTGTCAGGAATCCACTCGAGAATGCAATTGGATTTTACACACATATATATTCGGGGGAAGTATTGCTGTGTTATACTTGTTGCGCGAGTTATGAAGAGGCGGTGCGCGCTTGGTTGAGGATGATGCGGCCCGATTTGGAGATTGCTCTAGATAAAGAGAGGCAACAAAATGCCAAGTGGAATCCAATGTAATGTTTGTGGAAAGCGCTCAAGCCGCGTGGTCGCGGTGGCCTCTCCGTTGATGAATTTGCTTAAGATCATGATTATTTCTGCCGTGGTTTCCAATCCGGATAAAGCTCTTTTGTGTTTGGATTGCTATAATAGTTACAACGAGGCAACTCGGCAGTGGCTGTTGACCCAATTGCCGGATTCGTATCACTTTGGCGCGCGCAATGGATGATGTTGTTCTATTGCTTTTGTTCGATCTGTTCGTTCTCGGGATAGTGATTGTACTGTTCCTAATTTTGGGGAGGTGGATCATGGACTTGTATCAGAAGATCGATGCGCTCGCGGCAGCAACACATGATGAATATGCGGCGAATCTGAAGCGGGATGCAGAAATACAAGAGTTTGGACTGGAGTTGCGGAATGTGGCGCTGGCATTGGGTCGATTGGTGGACGGGCTGGGCGGAGCACTGGGCGTCTCGTTCGAGGAGTCAGCAGTCAAGGTTAAGAAGAAATAGCCAAATTCCACAGTGCAATTGAGGCGTTGTAACAAAGTAAAAGAGACTTTACTTTTTGGGTGATTCGTAGTATAATATGGTCGCAGGGCAAGGCAACTTTGCATATCTCGTGGCGAAGTGAATCCAGGGCGTGATGCTACCTGGCGGATTTAGATTTCCGCCAGGTATTTTTGTTATTGGGAGAATAATTGAGTCGTCCGCGCGGCAGCAAGAATAAACCAAAAGCGAATAGAGCAGAGTTGTTCGGTCAATCGCTCGACCGTGCGACGATGCCTGCATACAGGACGGCTGGCGCGATACAACCACCTCCGCCGCTGACCAATGCGCAACTGTTTGAGGAACTAGGTAGCAGTGGCCTTACGCGTTTTGGCGGTACGGTCTACGAAGAATTTATCAAAGAGCTTCGTCTCAAAGGCGCGCCGCAAACCTATAAGGAGATGCGGGAAAACAGTCCTGTCATCAGCGCAATCCTGTTCGCGATTGAGATGAGCCTGCGACGTGTCAAGTTCTACTTTGAGCCACCGGACGATAAAGATCACGAGCTAAGCGACTTCTTGGACGGCTGCCTTGAGGACATGAGTACAAGTTGGCAGGACACGCTGAGCCAGATTCTGACAATGCTGCAATTCGGTTTCAGTATCCACGAGTTAGTTTACAAAGTTAGGAAGGGCTTGGACAAATCGCCCGAGTCAAAGTACGATGACGGGCGTATAGGATGGAGAAAATGGTTGCCTCTGGCGCAGGAAACTCTGGCTCCCGGTAGGGAGTGGATCTGGGACGAGACGGGCGGGGTGCAGGGAATAAACCAAATCGCGCCGCCTGATTATATTCTGCGTACTTTACCAATTGAAAAGGTATTATTGTTCAGAACGAGTGTGGCCAAAAACAACCCGGAAGGCCGTTCGTTGCTTCGCTCGATGTATATTCCCTGGTACTATGCCAAGAACTTCAGCGAGATCGAAGGAATAGCAATGGAGCGGCAGGGGTGCGGTATCCCGGTTATGTACATGGGCTACGATACAGCGAAACAGGGTGCGCAGTCAGATACAGAATTTGCCAAGCAAGTTGTCCGCGATGTTCGTGCAGATGAACAAGAGGGCGTAGTTATCCCGTATCCAAAGATGACAGGCGATGGCAAAGGCATGTTGTTCGAGATCGTCAGCGCGACGGGCGGCGCGCGGACATTGGACTTCGACAAAGTTATCTCGCGTTACGAGAAGCGGATGGCGATGAGTTGTCTAGCCGAATTTATTATGTTGGGCATGGAGAATGTAGGGTCATATGCGTTGAGCAAGGATTCGACGGACATGTTTATCTTGTCGAATACCGCTTGGGCGGAGATAATTTGCCAAGTTATCATGCGCCACGCGGTTCCGCGTCTTCTTAAGCTCAACACATTTAAGTACGACGAGATGCCGCAACTCAAGCATTCCGAGATCAATGTGCCTGATCTTGTAGCGCTGTCGGAGTATGTGAATAAGTTGGTCGGTGCAAATTTGCTTGTACCCGATGACAATCTTCAGAAATATTTGCGCGAGGCTGCTCACTTGCCTGATATACCTGAGGGCGCGCCGACTATTCAAGATATGCAACGGAAAGCAGAAGCCGGTAAGCAAGCGCAACTCGCCGCACTGCAACAAGCTCAGCAAGCGAAGACCGAAGTACCGAGCGGCAACGGGAACGGCAACAAACAGGATCAACCAAAAGGCACAGCAGTCGAAGCACCAAAGCCGGGTGAGTCGCCGAATCCTGGCGCACAGGCTCCGGCACGCGGAATGCCGAAAGGGACAACAGAAAAAGCGAGTGAGGAGTTCCAAGTACAGACTCGCCGCGCCTACGGTGGCGCGAAATATGAGACCGCGACCAACGAATACCAGGGACAACTTGAAGCGATCTATGCGGACTGGCAGGACAGCACGAGCAAGAAACTAGCAAACGAACAAGATGAGACCGTGAGAAATGCAATTCTGACTGCTGCGCTTGCGGCACTGCTTGTGATGCTAATAGATGCCGGGCGCGCGGGCCTGCTCGGCGCGATGCAGATAGGCGCGAGCGGAGCGTTGAGTCCTAATGGCTTGGCGACATTACAACAGTTGGTGACAACCAACGAGACGTGGCTGGAGAACAGCCTGATCCCTGCGATTGACGCGCGTGCGCGATTGGACATGCACGATCCCGCGTTTATGCTGGGCGGAGTGGCCGCACTCACGGCAACGTTGGGCGTGTTCACCGGGCGCGTGGCCAGTTATGCCGGCGGATTTTGGAATGCGATCTTCAATGGTATCGGTGACGCGATTGCCGAAGACCCAAACGGCGATAACCTGAAGGTTGAGCGTGTGCTAGATGACAATGCCAAGCACTGTAATACTTGCCCCGATAAAGCGGGAATCTACGAAAATTGGGACGATATGGTTGCGCGGGCAGGAATACCTGGAGACGGCAGTGACACGTGTTACGCCAATTGTCGGTGCACGCTGAAGATCGAGACTGCACCGGGCAGCGGTGTGTTCGAGCGGTTTTCTGCCGGAGAGCAGTTCGGTGGTCTTGGGTCAGGCAATGCAGGACACGCCGGACGTCCCGGAGAAGTTGGTGGTAGTGGACCGGGCGGTGGAAGTGACAAAATGCCAATTGATAAAGTTGGTCGCGAGAAATTGGTATCGCAAATTGCAAAAGAATATGAATTAAGTAATTATGATATAGTTTATAACAATGTATCATCTACTACGATCCCCGAGAAACGGTTATATGCTAGATATGACCCGGTTGATGTGAGAATAACTGTGTTTCCAGAGGCGATGAAAGACCAAAAATCATTACGTGGAATTATAGCGCACGAGGTTACGCATCTAAAGCTAGATCGTTCTGGATTAGTTAGACATTTATCTGACAATGCCATTAATGAATTAGCGAAAGCGGGCGGAATTACTCCTTACAGTTCAAATTTTTGGAAATGGGCTAGAAGCCCACAGCAACGTGCAATTGCAGTTGAGGAAACGCTTGCGGAAATATCTCGACTAAGGTCAGGGTCAAGGAACTATAAAGCCCCGAGGGTATGGGAAGAATTATATGCTAAACTCAAATGAGATTGTTCGCCGAATCAAGGTTAACGTGGACTTTGAGCCAGAAGATAAAAATCCAGTTCTTGAAATAATCATTTATGCCGATGGCTCGCGCGAGTTTCTGGTTTTGCAAGGAGCGACGGATGCAGTTACCAGTTAGCGTTTTGGCCGCGCTCAACGCACAATTGACAATAGAGCGTACCGCTCATGTAACTTACCGCGCGATGGCAATGTCCTTTGAGGCACTGAACTTCCCCGGCATGGCGGCATGGATGCGTAAGTCCTCGGACGAGGAACAAGGCCACGCGGACAAGATTGCGCTCTATATTGCTGACCGAGGCGATGCGCCGGGTTATGATACGTTGAACGCGGTAACATTGGGCAAGAGTGATGCGCCACAGGCATATTTCAAAACCGCGTTGGACTTGGAACAAAAGGTTACAACTTCACTCAAAGAGAAACACGCGCTTTGTTTACTGGAAGATTCGCAAGCGGCGTTGTTTCTTCAGTGGTTCTTAATGGAGCAGGTCGAGGGCGAGAAGGTGGTCGAGGAGATTATTGATATGTTCCAACGTGCAGGCGCGGGATTGGGATATGTCATAATGGACGAGAAACTGAGGGAGATGGCGAAATGACCTTTGACCAATTTCGCGAGCTACTTGGTAGACCGCGTTTCTGGCAATTGTTTCTGCTGATCTATTGCGCCGCGCTTGTACCACTGATTGCGGCGGTATTTCCAAAGAAATAATAGGAGGGAATAGCTTATGCCTGGAAAATGTCCACCCGAACTAAAAGGGAAAATGGATAGTTGTATTGCTAAGGTCGAAGCCAAGGGCGACGTGGATAACGCGTACGCCGTATGTTATGCAAGCATAGTCGAGGGACATAGCGCCGAGGAAATTCGCGAGAAGTTCAAGATTCCCGATGGCGTATATGAATATTTCAAAGTGCAAGAGACCGGTATACCGGAGAAAATGAGCGCAAGCGAGCGCATCGCGGTTGAAGGGTTCATGGCGCAGGACTTCAAGCATCCCTTCAAAATTATGCCCATTGGTAAATTTTATCGCGGCGAGCGTATTTTGGATATTACGCCCGAGCGTGCGCGAGAGATTTACAGCAACTGGAAGCAAGGATTGCCACGCTACGGATTATCGATTAATGTGGAACACGGTAATGACAAGACCCAACCCGGGGTTATCGGGCGTGTAAAAGAGATCGCGTTGCGACCTGATGGCATTTATGCCGAGCGTGTGGAATTCAGTAAAATAGGCGAGGATTTGTTGAACGAAGATCGCTACCGCGCGATAAGCCCCGAGATTATCTGGAGCCTGAACGAAGGCGCAAAATACCAAGATCCGAAGACCGGCGCGTGGTTTGATAATGTTTTGGTTGGAATCGCGGTCACGACGACCCCGTTCTTCGGACAGGATGTTCAGGTATTCAGCGCAAAACAAAATAAGGCATTTGGCACAAAGACCATTGAGGATGAAAATTTTGATTCACCCACGCGGCATCAAGTGCACGTGGAAACCACACAAGGAGGGAATATGGATAAGAGTAAAATGTCAGACGCGCAGAAGAAACAGATGAAAGAAATGATGGACGCTGGCGCGTCGGAAGCGGATGCCCTGAAGAAACTTCAGGATGCCGAGGATAAGAAAGATCAAGGCGCAGACGAAGGCACCGAGCAAGCCGCGGCGCGTGCCAAAGCCGAATCCTTTACTGAGATGAAGGCGACTATTGACCTGATGACCGCTAAACTCGCAGATTCGGAAGCCAAGCACGAAGCGCTGGTTCACCAGTTCGCGGCCGAGCGTCAGCTTCGTCGGACGGTCGAGTTCGTAGAAGCGGCAGAGCAGTTCAGTGCGCTACCGGCAAAGCAAGACGAACTGGGTATGCACATGCTCTGGATGTACGACGCGGATACCTCGGATAAAAAAGAGAACTATGGTTATTTCGAGGGCTTGTTCAAGCAATTGAATGAGGTCTCAAAAAACAGTAGACTGTTCGAGCCAACCGGCTCTGAGCGATTCGATGGTGAAGGACAAGACCCGTTCTTGGCGGAAGTAGAGAAAGTGCGGATTGACTTGTTCCGCGCCGAGCCGTACGCCGAAGGGTATGCTAAAGCATACATCAAAGTCGGTAACGAACGGCAAGACCTTGCGCGACAGTACAGTGATTGCAACACGCACATCGATCACAAATAACAGAATTCTATAAGGAGGTGATTTAACATGGGAGCTTATTTCAATCTCGGAATCGCGGATGCGCCTTTCATTGCAGGAGAGGATCTGTCCGCAAGTACACGTCAGTATCGGTTCGTGATGTTGAACTCGGCGAGCAATCAGGAAGTGTTTCTGTCAACGGGAGCATCGAACCCTTATCCCGTTGGTGTGCTACAAAACAGCCCGTGTCAATACGAAGAGGCGCAGGTTCGCTTGCTTGGGTGCACTAAGTTATTGGTCAGTGCGTCGAATGACCAGGCTATGGCAGGCACGGAGGCCAGTCCAATCTATGCAGGCAACTTCTTAACGGCAGGCGCTTGTGGGGCAGGCAGAAAGCTTGTGCCCGGCACAGCATCGCCTGCGTTTGCACGTGCATTGGAGAATGGTCCAGCCACTAGCTATGCTTATATCAATGTTCTCTTGCTGCCCTGCGCGTTTGGCTTGGTGGCATCGTAATTATCTTATAAAGGAGGTGAACTAACATGAGACAATACGTTTACCGCGATCCAAAGATTGAGCGGTTTGCGACACCGACCCGTCATATGGTGCATATTGATGCGCCGATGACAAATATCAGCATTGCCTACCGCAACGTCAACTACATCGCGGATCAGATTTTCCCCATCGTTCCTGTTGTGAAACAAAGCGACCTGTACTTCAAATTCGAGAAGGGCGCTTGGTTCCGCGACGAGGCAAAGGTACGCGCGCCGGGTACGCGTGCCGCGCGAGTGGATTACTCGCTGTCTGCTCCCGGGCCGTACGCGGCAGTGGAATACGCTGCGGCGAAAACGGTTCCTGACGAGATCGTGGACAACGCGGACAATCCGCTGAATCCAGACCGCGAGGCAACCGAGTTCGCGACTGAAAAGCTCCTGATTCGTTTGGAGAAGGACGTAGCGGACTTAGTGCAAACTTCAGGTAACTGGACAACCACGAGTACTGCGAACGCAATCAACAACGGCGGTGCATGGTCGGCTGATACCAGTGATCCTATCAAAGATGTGACAGGATCGAGTGGTATTCGTGAGACAATCCGTGGCCTTATCGGGCGGTATCCGAATGTGTGTGTGATGGGTGCGACAGTACTAGCTTCGCTTCGTCGTCATCCTGATCTGATGGATCGTATCAAATACACACAACTGGGTATTTTGACTCCGGCGTTGATCGCATCGCTGTTCGACATTGACAAGATCATCATCGGCACGGCGGTCATCAACAATGCGCTCGAAGGCGCGACGGACAGCTTCGGCGACATCTGGGGCAACTACGCATTCTTTGGTTATGTGCCTACGACCCCGGGACTTATGATCCCGGCAGCAGGTTACATTTTCCAGTGGAAAGCGCGTCAGGTCAATCGGTATCGTGAAATGGAAGAACATCAGGATGTAATCGAATGCTTGCAGAATTGGGACTCGAAGGTCACGAGCGCTGATTCGGGGTACTTGGTTACAAGTGTTGTGTAAGTAAGATAGCAATTATCTTTTCGTACTGAGTAAGTATTGTAGTGCGTTGAGGGCGACCCGTCACTAAGACGTAAAGTACTATTGGAAAATGCCAATAGGAACGGCAGGGGCAAGAATCCTCTTGCTGGGTGGAGACCGAAAGGCCTGTTCTCCGAGCCATTGCACAGTTGAGCGATCTGAACACCACAATACTTATAAAGTAAGCCAGGGAGCACCTGGCAAGGAGTTATCATGGCAGGTTTTAGAGTAAATCGCAAAACTCTCGCGCGCGGAGGCGTGCGTGCGGGTAGCGACGCAAGCAATTATACAGATATCAGTACCGGTGGTTATCAGACAATGACCGGCTGTGCACGCGTGTGGAATGAAATTCCACTCCCCGCGCGTGTATGGTGGGGCAATGTAGGCGCATGTGGTCATGCGACCACTGGTTCTCTTTATATCGGTATCTCCGAGGGCGCAAGCGGTGGTTTTTTCAATGTGCCTACTTGGTCGCCGTCAAGCGCGACGTGCGACATGCACCTTGATACTGCGCTGTGGGCACCGCCTGACATAGCAATTCCCGGTGGGTCAATGAAGCTAACTTTTGACCTCATAACTAATACCGACATGACTAAAGCGAGCGGTCTGGGTATTCGCATGAACTGGAATTACATCACTGGGCCGTGCTCGGCGAAAACCGCCTCAGCGATCATGGCCACCTCAACGCTGAGTGCCTCTACTGCTTGGAGTCGACTCAGTCCATCGCTAACTACGCTTCTACCAAGTTTTGACGTGGCAGGGCAGTTATTGCTTTTGCACTTCCGGTTGATGACCAGTGCTTGTGGCGCGGCCGGGAACTTGGTAGATTTCGCGGGCGCACGATTGAGTTATCTGGCCGATCGCCTTGGCGCATCGAGTATGTAAATGCAGATCGTAGTCGTCGGGTTACCGCGTTCGGGCACGAGCATGGTGGCCGAGATTGTGCAAACGCTAGGCGTCGAGATGAATGCCGAGAAGAATGTGGATGAGCACAACGAGCGCGGTTATTGGGAAGACTACGAGATGTGCAAGGCAAGTGAACGAATAATCGGCGGGGCGGGCGGTACAATCTGGAATCCGCCCTCCCTTCCGCAGATCAATAAAATAAAATATGATTTATCCGAAAAGATTCGGGAGCGGCAGGAAAAGAACGGGGACTGGGGGTGGAAAGACCCAAGGTTATGCCTGACGCTGTTCAAGTTTATACCTTTTCTATATACGCCGAAGGTCATCTGGATTCGGCGACGCGAAGAGTCCGTTGTCCAGTCGTTGTTGAGTTACCCGCCATCCAATCTGCGCTCTGCCGAACATGCACAGTTGTTTGTCCGGTACCTTACCTTATGTTTGCATCTCCAGATGCGCGGACTAGAACCGTTGAAACTGCAATATGAAACCATGTTGCAAAATCCGCAGGCAGCGATTGAGCAGATCACAGAATATCTTGGCATTGCATCTAACGATAAAGCTACCGCGTGCATTGAAGCGCGACTAAATCACCATAAGGAATAATCTATGAAACGATACCTAACTTCTCCCTCGTGCGTTGTTACTGTGGGCAGTGCAATTCTTTGCGCATCGCCTGCATATCTTACCGCTATTGGACTCACAACCTGCGCGGCAACCGCGTATGCAATTTGGTTTAGTGGCTCGTCTATTGATACAGGCACGGTACTTTGGCGTTTGTCCGCAAGCGACGGCAAAAGCGAAGGGCTGTCATTCTTTGCGCCGATCCTCGCGTCGTGTCAACTAGGCGTAGCAGCAAGCGGCGCGGGCGCAAGTGCGATGACGGCGTGGGATAAGTAGGAAATATCCTGTGGGGCAAATCCATGGCAAGAATGCGCTGTTTTATTTTGAGGATGCTACTGGAGCAAGCGCGGATTTAAGCGCAGATGGCAACAATATTATACTATCCGAGAGCGTTATTAATCCAGAAGTTTCTATATTCGCAGATGAATACATTGCTCGTTCAGCAAGTGGAATCAGTGACGCAAAAATATCTTATGAAGGATGGGCAAATAACGCAACCGGATTGAACCTTGATATTTTTAACCAAATGCGCAAACGACAAGGACTTGTGCGGTTTGCGCCCCAGGGGATTAGTGGCATCAATTACTGTGCCTCGATGCGGATGGCTAGCGCGGAGACTAGAATAGTAGTAAATTCAATTGTTGCGGCACGGGCTTCCTTTGAACTTTCTTCTGGCTCTATGAGTACGACCTATCGCTATCACCTGTTGCAGGAAACCGGTGATTGTATATTGACTGAGAGCGGGGCTTTTCTGACTGGAGAATATTGATGGCAGATCTGAAAATTTCGCAGTTAAGTGAAGTTACAACCTCGGCTAGTTCGGATGTATTGCCTATTGTATCTGGGGGCACAACAAATAAGATTCAACTCAAGAACTTAACCGCAATTGATCATACCAAAGTAACCAATATCGGCACGAACACGCACGCGCAAGTGGACACGCATCTCGGACTAACTGCCACTGCACACGGAGCCAGTTCCAACCCCGGCGCGGCGGCGGCGATCCTCGCGACGAACAGCGCGGGGCTGCTGACGCTGGCGGCGCTGAGCGTATCCGCCGCATCTGTAGGAAGTGACTTGACCGCGCGCGTGTACAACACCGACAACACCGATGGTCTATCACGCGCTGTGTTGACGATACAAACCGGCGGTGCGATCGGCGGTGACCCGGTTATTCAATTTGTATCAAATGTCAGCTGGGTAATGGGAGTGGATAACTCGGATAGCGACAAGTTCAAATGGTCTTACCAGGCAGCGTTAGGCGGTGGGGATAAAGTAACTATAGATAGTTCCGGCAACGTCGGCATTGGGACGACGGGACCGGACAGTCCGCTACAGGTGAATGGGGCTTGTCATGCTACTTCGTTTCCCACGACATCTGATAAACGATTCAAGCGGAAGGTAAAACCCATTCAAAATGCAATGGCGGGCTTGCGGCGGATTGTCGGTGTGAACTTTGAATGGAACAAGCGAATCAACGACCGATTGAATGGTTACAAACTCAACAAACCCTACCTGGGTTTTATCGCGCAGGAGGTGGAGAAGGTGTTTCCTGAAGTGATTCACACGTGGCCGCTGGATGACGAAATTAAAGACGCCAAGGGGATTGATTTCGGTATGATGACGCCAATCCTTGTCGAAGCAATTAAGGAATTGGATAACCGAATGGCGAAACTGGAGGTAAGGAATTGAAACACAAACCAGCATTACAACCAACTCCCGAACAGACCGTCACCTCCTGCGTTTCCGCCGTCTCCGCGCTGCTCGCTCGCCGTGGCTGCACCGTTTACGGCGATGTGCAGATCATCCGCGCCTCGCGCCTGCGGCTGTGGCTGCTGCGCTGGCTGAGCGCGGGGCGGGTGGAGGTGGTGATAAAAATAAGGATGAAGGATGAAGGCGGAAGGATGAAAGAGGTGGCAAAATGATTTGGACTGGACTGATCGTTCTCGTTGCTGTTTGCTACTTGTTCACATTCGCGTTGTGCCAGGCGGCAAAGCGCGGCGATGAGTGGATGAAAGAGATTCTAAGAAAATAGGGAGGCACAATGAAAAAGCACATTTTGTTCCTTGCGTTTCTGCCGCGTGGTCGCTACGCTGATTGCGTTTGCGCCCGGCTATGCCGAGACACAAGCACAGATGCGCGCGCGGGTGGCGAACGAACTCATTGCCCAGCACGCGAAGGATGTTCAGCAACAGTGTGATTTGGGTTATGTACGCAGTGTCGCGAAACCATCCGTATTGATGATAAAATAAAATGGCATATACAACTTCATCTAGTGTTGCAGCATATTGCTCGAACCTGACACAAAATGCAAGCGACTTTTCTGCAAGCACCACTCCTACCCAGAGCCAGGTGAATAATTGGATTGCTCAGGGCGCGAATCAAATTGACACTGTCCTGGCAACCAAGGGTTACACTCCGCCCGCCAATAGTGCTTGTAATATCTATGGTCAACTCGGTGATCTGAATACATACTATGCGGTCGCGCGCGCAGAGAAAGCGCGCACCAATGTCCGTCTTGCACCGGGCGAACGCACGCGGGGTCAAGTTTTCCAAAAAGACTTTGACGATGGAATTAAGTTATTATTGGCAAGCGATCTGAGTCGCGCCGGATTGACTTATGGACATCTGGGCTATGTGGGCGGGATCAGTGTGGCCGATAAGACTGCTGTACAGAGCGACGGAGATCGCGAGCCAATGCGGTTTAGCAAGGATCAATTCAAGAATCCGCGTGCACCAACGCACAAGGAGAAAGATCAGAGTAATGACATCGAGGTGAGGCAGTAAGAAAGGATAGGGGGCAACGTTGAATATCTGTACAATATTTGCGGACGGAGAATCGGAGTGGAATTGCAGTCAGTGGCGCGCCCTTTCCCCCGCAGATGTGCTGAATCGTAGTGGCAAGCACACCGCAAAACTGGTTTATATCCAGAGTTTCGCTGACTATTCTAACCCGGCGGTGCAAGACCTGGTGGGCTCGGCACAAGTGATTGTAGTACAGCGGAATCTGATCGATAGATCCATAATAGATGCAATTGATTATTGGCGCGGCTTACGACGTGCGGTTGTGGCGGATTTAGACGATGATTATCCCAGTCTCCCGCACAGTAATCCTGCTCACGAGTTCTGGATCAAGAACGCGCAAAAGCTGTCTGAATCTCCGGTTGCGCTTTTGACTGAGGGACTTAGGCATTGTGACGGGCTAACTAGCCCCAGTAAAGTTATACTCGATGACTGGAAAGACGTAGTGCCGGGATACTGGGTGCCGAATTACGCCCAGGGTAATTGGTATCTGAACGTACAGCCACAGAAATTGCAACCGGGAGTAGTGACTATTGGATGGGGCGGCTCGGTTTCTCATTACGACTCATGGATATTTAGTGGGATCAAAGAAGCACTGGAACAGGTCTGTAAGGAACGAACACAAGTCAGGATTAAGATTTGTGGCAATGATCCAAGATTAGCAAATTTGCTCAATATCCCGAAAGAGCAACTAGTACTACAAACCGGCGTATCACCGCAACAATGGCCGCACATCGTTAAGACGTTCGACATTGGAATTGCGCCGCTAGATATGCGCGAGGGATATAAGAGTTACGACAATCACCGCTCGTGGATTAAGGCAATGGAATATCTGATCTGTGGTGTACCGTGGATTGCGAGTAAGAGCAACGTCTATGCGGAGCTGGCGGAACACGGCGCGGTGGTCGAGAACACGCCGGAACAATGGCACGATGCGCTGATTAAGGCGATTGATAACATCGAGTTCTTGAAGCGCGATGCAAAGAGAAAGCGCAAGTTTGGTTGGGGATTGACGTTAGAAAATAATCTGGACAAATTGGTAGAGACCTATGAACGAATTGGATTGGCTGCCATGCCGCAGTTACCACAGGCGTTCTACGTACATTGGACAACCGATGAAAAAACTCGAAGAGAACGACAGCTCAAAGCCCAGGCGACTCTTCTACAGACGCCACCGCCGGCGCGACTGGCAAACGATGTACTGGACGAAATTCAGATTGCCGCAACAGTGGCAGCAAACAGATGGACTGCTGGAGCAGATTTTCGAGGAGTGAATTTGAAAGCGCCGATGAAGTACGATATAACACAACGCCTAAACAGTTATCTTTTGAGCAAAGCTAATGTTTTGGAAAATAAAACTTAGAGAATCATTTGGGGGTCAGGGTTCTGGTAACTTTGAGCATGCCGGACGTCCCGGAGAAGTTGGCGGGAGCGGGGGAGGGGGCGGTAGTCAACCATCGTATACTTTATCCAAGGGAACAGTGCTCTATCATGTTACTCCTACATCAAATGTTGGGTCAATTAGAAAGCAAGGTTTATTAGCAAGAGAATCTGGGAAAGGCGGTGCAAACGAATATCCAAATGATGTAGAAGGCATATTCCTTGGGAATCTAAAGCAAGTCAAGGTTATCAAGTAACAGCTTCAAGATACTTCAGAAGGTGAACCGCATTCGATATTGGAAATTTATTTACCAAAAGGATCAACGGTATTTAGAGATAGTTCAATGCCAGAATCTAGTGTGGTATCAGCAAAAGATATTTCGCCAAGAAACATTCGGGTTGTTGGACAAGATGTTAGCGAAGAATCCTGGAAGAATACCGAGCACAAGGATACTGATTTCAATAAGATGTGGTTTGGTGGTAAATGAATGAACAGAACTCTACAATCTTTATGCAATAGAAACGGAAGTACAAAGAGAATCAGAACGATTAAGGAAGCTCGTGCATCTTTAGAAGCAGGATGGGCAGAGAAATTTGGCGAACAATGGTGTGTGGCTGAAGAAGATTGTCATCGTTGCGCGAACAAAACCGAAGCGCTCTTGCTCACAAAAGCGCAGAAAGTGGAAACAAAATGAATGCAGAGATTCCACATTTAGTTTGGTACACAATAGAATATTTTACTGCTGGAAAACAATGGGTAAGGCATTGTAATTGTGAAGGTACTGCTTGTTGGCAATGGACAAGAACACAAATTACAACACAACGGATACCCATTTATTTTCAGGACTCTCCAATGCCACAATTATCTCGTACACAGAAGTGAAAATGAATCCACTGATTCTTCTTTCAGGCGGCGTAACAACTAAAGCCCTGACACCGCTGCTCCTAAAACGCAAAATGGACATTGCCGTATTTGACCCCCAGACCGCCGAGGCGCAGGCGCAAATCTACGGCGAGCGCGTAATACCGATTCTGCGCGGCATTTCGCAGCAAGCACAGATGATGGCATATAATGAGGCGACCACGCTCACAGCAAAAGTATTCGCAGATTCAGTAGACTCTATCGCAGAGCGGATCGAGGAAATGCCAGAGTGGTATAGCTTCTCGTGTAATGGACTAGGTGAAAATCTAAGTCAGTGGCTACCCGGTTATGTGCATCAAAGTTTCGCGAATCAGATAGTACGGTTCTCTGTGCTAGATACACTACGCGAGGCGCGGAAAATCAAGATGGTGGTGACCCACGAGGATGTGACCGAGGTTTTTGGTGGCTTGGCGCAGTGGGCAAAGACGCGCGGTGTTCCGACAATGCACGTCTCACACGCAAATCCCTATGCGTTGCCCGAGATTTCACCGGATATCCACGAGACAAGTATCTGTGATTATCTCGCCGCAACACCGCATATGGAACAATTCTACCGGCGCAATGGTTACAAGGGCGAGGTACGCTTGACCGGTTCGCCGCTCTTCGACCGCTGGACAGAATACCGCAAAGATCGCGACTGGGCGCTGCGCGCGCTAAAACTCGATAGCAGCAAGCTAGTAGTAGCGTATATGTCCAGTTGGGGACAAATTACCAATGCTCACGATGATCCCACGCGCTTTGAGACTGTGTTACGATATGTGATGACAGCGGGATTCGAGCAACTTGTAATAAAACTTCATCCCGGCGAAGCGCAGGGTATCGAGCAGAACTATATGAAGATGGCAGAGGAGTTTGGCTGCCGATGTTTGGTGACGCGATTATATCTTGAGCCGCTGCTCGCGTGCGCTGATTGCGTGATTGCGCTCGGTCCCAGCAACACAGTGGTAGATGCGGCTTGCATGGATGTCCCCTCTGTTGTTGTGCAGATGCCCGGTTACTCTATCCAGCACGATGCGATCCCGGAGTGCGAGCCGGAGTCATTAAAAGCAGAGGTAGAGAATGTACTCGCAGGGCGCGTAGACTGGGAAGAGCGGCGTGAGGATTTCTTACATCAGATGCGCTACAGCAACAAGGCGACCGAGAACGTGGCAGAGTGGATTGGTGAATTGTGCCTGTAGTCTTCCAGACCAGTACCCAGGGTGCAACCGAACTTGCCGGCAAATTCGCCAAGTTTCCTAAGTGGACACCACAGATTGTAGAATCTAATTTCAGATCATTGGGAGTGAAGATTACGCGCATTATGCAACGCAAACTCGAGCCAGTTGCATATAAGCGCAATCTGATGGCTTCGGTATCCAGTGAAATCGATGTAGCCAAGATGACCCTTGCAGTTGGACCGACTGCGCCGGAAGCAAAGTATGTTTTCTACGGCACACGACCGCATTGGGCGCCGATCGAGCCGCTCAAGGAATGGGCGCGCTGGAAATTAGGCGATGAGAAACTGGGTTATGCGGTGCAGAGGTCAATTGCCTACTACGGCACAAATCAAGGTTACCTTAAAAAGGGATTACACGGCGCATGGCAATCCCCCTACGGCATTGGATTGGATTTCATTCGTTTGACTATCGAGGACGGCGGCTTCAAGAGTAATGTCGAAGGCACAGCGAAACGTATCGGCGCGGATTTAGTCGCAAAGACAATGGAATGATATGCTAACCAGTGGCTCGATTCTCGTTGATGCTTTAATAGCAACGCTCGTTTCCAAGAGCGCCAGTATCTTTGATTCCAGTTCGCCGAAAGGCAATCTGACGAAAGATGACTGGGGGCGCCTCGATACAACGACGAGTGGTTGTATTTACATTCTCTTCGCGCCCGCGTTCGCGCCGAAAGAGTTTGCGTTCGGTAACGCGCAATATGTCAACTACTCGATTTCCATCAAGTGTTGTATCCGTGATACAGGGAATTCAGTTGAGACGATGAACAAAACATTCCAGGCCGAACCCGATCTGCGCGCTGCGATTATGGCGGATGATACTCTGGGCGGTAGCGCGATGAAAGTGTGGCTCGCGCGCGGAGGCGGGTGGAACGGGGAGACGTTCTTGTCAAGTCAAAATAGCACAACGGTATGGATACCCTTGGACTTCGTGATTGAGTGCGAGACGGTTGGATAGTGGAGGTACAGTGACAACAGGCATAGAAGATTTATACTCTTATTTACGTGAAACTGGGGAAGAGTTCAAGCCCGAGTGGGCGGGTGGGCACGATGAAACGGTGCAAAAAGAGTTTGACGTGTTTCTGCAAAGTGGCAAAACTGCTGAGCAATTCTACCGCGAGAGCCAAACGTTACTCTATCATTTGATCTGGTTTGGTGAAGACCAGTGGAAAATTCCCTATCGCCGCATCATTCGCGAGAATTTTGCGCCGCCGGCTTCATTATTAGAATTCGGTTGTGGTGTAGGCACGGACGGAATCCAATTTGCGGAAAGTGGATATAAGGTCGCGTTCACCGATTATCCGAGCGAATGCACCAAGTTCCTAGAATGGCGGCTCAAACTTCACGAGATCAATGCACAGTTCTATCCATTCGATGAATACCGCGATAAAGCGGACTTAGTATTTGCGTTCGATGTGATAGAGCGTGTCCCTGATCCAAAGGTATTGCTCCAGACAATCGAGCGATTGGGTAAATGCGTCGCGGTGAACTTCCTGACGAATGCTGGCAACGCTATCGACGGGAAAGAACATTTATACTATTATCACGATCCACAAGAATTAGTGGATTGGGTCAAGGGACACTCAGAAATTATCCAAGAGCGGGATTTCAATTATGCCCGGTTCTTAGTATATAAGCCGAGCGAACAAGTTGTTCTATCGGAACGAAAAGCAAAACGACATATTCCAGTAACTATAGCGCCAGAGTATTCTGGCAAGGAGCAAATGTAATGAAGTGGAAAATTGGAACGATCGTTGTTTCAGTGGCACTTATGTTGGCATCCATTTTGCTCACAACTCCTCGGGTGGCGAGCGCCGAAACGGTTCCTCAGATGCGAGCAAGGATTATCTCTGAACTGAAAGCACAATTTGACTATGCGTTGTACGGAAATCCTCCATGCAAACAGGAGTGTATTGATGGATACATTCACAATGGAGGCGATTGGTTAGTTCCGGCGGCGGAATTTATCGGACAGCCGTTGAATGATGTCGTCCTTGCAGACATTGCATGGAACGCCAAAAAGGGCAACGAGTTCGCATCGCTAATGCAATCAAGCCACGGGCGTGAGCCCACCCAAGCGGAGTGGTTGGTGTTTTGGGGAAACTTGGGTGGCTACGAATATCGCAATCAAGGATTTCTTGACTTGTTCAATGTCTCTCCACGACTAGATAAATCCATTGATGATAATTCGTTTCGGCGGAAACAAGAATACCGCAATGGGGTAGAATAGATTTATAAACGATCTATATAGAAAGGAGAATTATCTATGGCGAACATTCACGGTCGAAATGCCTTTGTCGCATTTGTAGATGCGGCAGGCGCAAGTCAGAATCTCAGCGGCGACGGAAATAACTGTCTGCTGACTGAATCGGTTAATAACCCAGAGCGCACGAGTTTCGGAATGAGCAACGTAGCACGCGCCGGCAGTGGATTGAATGATGCCAAATTCCAGTACGAGGGATGGGCAAACGACACTGCGACTACGGGTAATATGGCAGTGTTTGCAGGGCTTAAAGGCACGATCACACAAATTGCCTATGCACCCTCCGGCTCTATTGTTGGCAGCACTTGTCCGGTCAAATACTGCGCGTGTATGTTGATTGATAGCGCGGAGATTCGCGCGCCGGTCGCGGGGCTAGTCACGATGCGTGCAACACTTTCGCTTGCCAGTGCAAGCATTGTCAAGAGTGCTTGCTGGCAGAATACGATTTCAGGATAAGGAGATAATATGGCAAATATTCACGGAAAAAATTCCAGTCTCACCCTGGTCAACGCCGCTGGCACTACAGTCAACATTGGCGGCGACGGAAATAACTGTCTGCTGACTGAATCGGTTAATAATCCCGAAGTCACCGGATTTGGTGACAACAGCGTACAACGCTCTGGCTCTGGGTTAGGGGATGCCAAATTTCAGTACGAAGGCTGGGCCGGGGACGATTCTGCCAGCGGAAACTTGGCGGTACTCACTGGCTCTGGTGTCAGTGGCTACATCACGCTGCTTACGTTTGGCCCGGCGGGATCGGCAACCGGCGCAGTGAAATACACTGCGTGTATGCTAGTGGATAGCAACGAGGTCAGAGCGCCGGTCGCAGGATTGGTTACCGCACGTGCGACATTTTCATTGGCTAGTGGTAGTGTAACCAAAGGTGTCTATTAAAATCAAAAGGGGGCAAAGTGCCAAAGAAGATTCTTTGTGATCTACCCGGACACGCGGGCGAATGGATCGAGCGCGTGGATAAGGTGACTATCAAGCAGTATAACGAGTGGCGAAGGGCAGACTACGAAACCACACAGAAGATGTTCTCAGAGCTACTGGTCGGCTGGAATCTGAAAAATGTCGATGGGTCTACTGCACCGCAGCCATGTGCTGCTATTCAAGAAAACCAATTAGCTATAATCCAGGTCGTCGATCTACGACGTAAACGAGAACAGGAACTAAAAGACTTGGATACTTCGGATTCTCCGCCCGCACAAAAGATCAGTACGCGATCCATTGCGGTCTTGTACTATGAAAATCTGATTGCCGAGGCACAGCGGCAAGAACTTGCGGCGCGACTTAGTCCATTAGATAATCTGGAACTCGCGTTGCTGCCCTGGATCGTGGAGGCAGTACGTAAGAGTTTGAGTGAGGACTTTCAACTAAGCCCCCTTCCATTGTCGCCATCGCCGACGCAGTAGAGGGCAAGGGTGATGGCGATGAATACCTGGAGATGTCCTATTTCTGTAAGGAATTTGGATGCCTGCCTTCAGAGTTAGAGAACGAGGATATAGTAATTTTGCGGCGTGTTCACGCTGCACGAGTGCTACAACAAACACTCAAGGAGTGTGGTGAAGACATTTTTGACCGAACGCCGGAACAATTCAAATTACTGGCTTATCTCAAGGAGTTACGCGCGTGGCTTCTGACGAGCAAATCCGTATCCTTATCTCCGCCGTAGATGAGGCGTCCCGCAATCTGAAGTCCGTTGAAGAAGGACTTAAGGGGTTGACGCAAAAGGGCGGAGAAGCTAAGCAGGCAGCAGAAGGAACTTCTGCGGGCTTTAATATAATGGGCAGTGCGGCAGGTATTTTGAGTACTGCTATCAGTGCGCTTGGAATTTCATTAAGTGTTGAAGGTGTTCGACGGTTAGCAGAAATGGGCGCGGCGTCTTTGGCGCAGGAAGGCGCGTTCAAAACTCTTGCTGCCCAGGCAGGATTGTCCTCGGAAGCGATGCTCAATACGATGCGAACGGCGTCCGAGGGTACGGTTTCAGAGATGCAGTTAGTTTCTATTGGCGCAAAAACACTGGCTACGGGTTTATCGCTTGACCTGGGTCAGATGAGCAATTTGATGATGTTAGCAAAAGACCGCGCCAATGCCTTTGGGATCGAGACAGGACAGGCATATGAGACCATCACGCGTGCGATTGAGTATCAGTCCCCGCGTATGCTGAGAAGCGTAGGATTGGTACTAGATACCAAAGAGGCATATAGACTTTATGCGGAGTCAATTCACAAATCTGTGGATGCGCTAACTGAGCAGGAGCAACAGCAGGCATTTTTTAACGCGATTCTGAAACAAAGCCAGGGTGAATTAGGCAATCTGTCCGGTGGTGCAGATAAAGCAGAAGATTCAATGAAACGCGCTAAAGTAGCAGCAGAAAACCTTGCACTGGCATTCGGCAAACTGCTCGCGCCGGCAATTGGTGAAGCAGCACAGAGATTATCAGAATTTCTGAATATTACTAAAGAAGGTATAGACGCAACCCAACGCGCTATAGTAATGAACGATGCACAAATTGCAGGCAATCGAGCATATATTGACACAATCAGAGCGGGCGGCACGGCTGCAGAAGCGGCAGCGGTGCAAACTGCCGCTATGTCAAAAGTAATTCAAGCAGCTGGTGATATGTTTGTTCATGGTTCTTCAACCGCAAAGGACTTTGGCAAATCAGTTATAGATACAGGAAATGCCGCCGATATCGCCACTAAGCAGTTGGATGAACTGAAAAAGAAGGCACAGGAGATTGCTGCCAGCGGACTCAAAGCCGAGATTACATTTGCAACCGGCGGAACAACTGATTTTACTAAACAGGAAGAAGCACAAGCCAGATATAACGCGTCTGCCCTGAAAAGTAACGCGGAACTAAGGGCTGCTTTGGCCGATCAAGACACCAAGTTCGGTGATACAAAAGCAAAACTAGAACAGGAATGGCAGGACAAAATTGCCTGGGTACGGGAAGGCGCAAACAAGAGGACGAAAGAAGAAGAAATTGCCGCCGAAAAGTGGTGGGATGATATTTATAATGATAAAATGAGGACATTGGATAATAGTTATGCTGACGAGATTCTAAAAGTCAAAGATAAATATAAAACCCAAAACCAACTTGCGGCTGATCAGTATGCCAAAGAAAAAGCCGATTTCAAAAGGCAATCAGAAGAACGGTTGCAGGTCTATGCGCTGGAACTGATGAGCCAGAAAGGGGAATTGGATAAATTCTTTGGTGGTGTTCATCTATCAGGGCAGGATGCGTTCAATGCTATTAAATCCGGTGTCATTCCACTAGGGCCGGAAATATCTAGAGTAATGACCGGCGCGATGGATCAAATCAAGGGTGGTCAGGGCAGCATGGCAGAGAGTGCCAAGCTCAATACAGGGCTGATGAAAACTTATTTTGATGGTGGTAGCTTAGCAGTACAAGAATCTTTCGCCAGGACAGGAGATTTTGTTCATGGCAAATATACGACAATGGACAAGGATGCCCAGGCCTTTGTTCTCTCAGCTCGTACTCAAACCTCTGATTTATCCAAGTCACACATGACTGAGTTTGGCTCGATGGGCGATAAGGTGGCATCGTTCAAAAACGACTCTGTCAAGAACTTCGACGACATGAGTACCAAGGCCAGGGATGATATTTACGCAATTCGAAAGGCCATTGACGACTTGCCCAAAAATACCGATATTACTATTACTACCCATCATGTTGACGTAAACGATAGCAGTGGGGATCAAAAGAAAACCATCCCTACGCCCGCGCCTGTTTCGTCTTACCCGGCGATAGCGGGGCATCAGGCCGGTGGTAGTTTTACTGTTCCGCCAGGCTATCCCAACGATACATTTATAGTTGGGCTAACGACTGGCGAAAAAGTAGACGTGAATCGCGCGGGCGGAGTGTCCTCTGGAAATTCCGACGTAACTATAGTATTTCAATCTCTGGTTCCGCCCAATGACTATGAAATGGCACGGATCGCACAGCGCATTAGACCCTACCTCCAGAGACAGGAGGGTAGGGAATAATGGGTTTAGCAACCTATTTTGTCGAAGTTTCTTGGAATAACTCTGGGTCGTTTAATGGAACGTATGACGATATTACAAGTTTTACGCGCGCCATGACATTCTCACGCGGGCGCGCGAACGAGTTTACGTTGCCCGAAATTGGTTTTGCCTCGTTTCAACTTGACAATACCGATCGCCGTTTTTCGCCAGAGAACACAAGCACTCCTATCGGCGCAGGTAACTTAGTCCCTACCCGCCCAATCCGAGTTCGGGCTACTCAATCGGGTAGTGCATTTCAATTGTTCACCGGCTATATTCGGCGACTCCAACCGCAACCGATAGTAGGCGATAAGACACAGTGTATTATTGAGGCGGAAGACGCCCTGCGTAACATTGACCGAGATGCTACAATCAATGTAGCGATGAATCAGAGCATTACGACCACCTGTGCAATTGGCAAGATACTAGATGATGTGCCATTTCCATCCGCCTCGCGATCCTTTGAGGCGTCATTGGATACACTACCTTATTGGTGGATTGCCGCCAAGAATGCGCGCAATGCGATCAACGAAGTCGCAAAGTCAGAGTGGGGACTGTTTTTTATCAATGGTAGTGGCTTAGGAGTCTTCCAGAATCGCAATCATCGAATTTCTTCATCCACCGCAACTGGCACATTCCAAAATGTTTTCAGCGACTTTCGTTACGACTTTAACGATCAGCAGCTCTATAATCACGTCACTGTAATTGCCCATCCCCGCAGTATCAGTGCATCAACTACAGTATGGTCAATGACCGACAAGCCATCGATGCAGGCGAATGCGAGCGCAGATTTCTGGGCACAGTATACCAATCCGGTTACTTTTGCCTATGCCCCGGCGCTTAGTTCGGTAGCTCCGGCAGCTAGTACAGATTATTATCTGAATGCTGCTTCAGATAACAGTGCAAAAGATGGCACTTCATCGGCAAGTATTACATTTACTGATTTCAACGAAACCGCGAAGATACATATTAAGAATGGCGCAAGCCAGATGTATGTTACTAAATTACAAGTGCGCGGTTTTCCACTCTACACTCCAAATCCAACTAAGGCAATTTCTTCTAATGCGTCTAGTATCACGGCTTATTTCAAGAATGCTTTTGAACTTGATTTACCCTGGCAACAAAACTCGCTAACCGCGCAAGATTTCTCTGACTATCTATTGGGATTATATGGTGATCCTTATTCAGTAGTTGGATTTACATATCATGCTAATCGCAGCGCCGCGCTGATGTACCAAGCTCTGAGCCAAGAAATTGGTGGGCGTGTGACTGTGAGTGAGACAGTAACGGGAATTGCCGGACGGGATTATTGGATTGGGCAAATGCAGCATACTATTGATTTAGCGGGAACAAATCACGTGGTCACTTACAAACTCGAAAAAGCAAACACTTTGTCTTATTGGATCATTGGGACAGCGCAGTTAGGCACTGGCACACGGTTGGCATATTAGATTATAAACAGAAAGTAAAATAGAAAGGAGTAAATATGGCATGGTCTTCGCCTAAGTTTCTTGGGCGGCAGTAGAGCGATCTACATGCTAGAACACCGTAAAGTCGCTTAAAGGCTGTGAGGCAGAGAGCGAGCCAGCAAGTCGCAAGACTGGGCGTGTGTAGAGACTAGAGACGGTGCATCCCTAGTGGATGAAAGCATAGTCCGACCTGCAAGTAAACAAGAACTTGCAGAATGAATCAGAAATGGTTCATCCGCGCGAAAGCGCGAGTAACAAACGTGAGAACGTGGGTCACCAATGAAATCGTAACAGCGGCACAATTGAACCAAGAAGTTCGTGACAACTTAGGTTGTTTCGCGGTAATGATTGCTTATACTGATGGTGTGTTACTTTCGGGATGGAGTGATTACAGCGCAACCGCCGGCGGACGATATATCGTTGCGACGCCGACCTCTGGGACAACGGGCGGCACGGTCGGCGCGGCAATGACGAATCTACAGAATAAGACTCACTTACACACCGGCCCAAGCCATACGCACACTGGGCCGAGCCATACGCACACTGGGCCGAGCCATACGCACACTGGGCCGAGCCATACCCACGATGTCCCATTCAAATTCGATGCCAACGGATTCTATCAAGCCACTCCGGCAGGAGACACGTTTAATATCACTCAATTTGCAAGTATTGCCGGGTGGAATCCGGGTGCTAGCGGAACAACATGGATGCATCGAACAACTGCGGCTGGCACTGGCGCAACTGGTGCAGATGGCACTGGTGCGACCGGCGCAGCAGGCACCGGCGCGACCGGCTCAGATGGCACACAAAATACGGGCAGTGGCTCTACTGGTGACTTTGCGCCTTATATCCAGTTATTGGCGATGAAAAAATCCACATGAGCAAAAAACTAGCAAAGATTCAGCCGCGCTATCCGATGGCGCAAATTCCTAATGCCCTAACAACAGAAGAAGTAGTCACGGCTTGGCGAGAAAAGGGATTCGCGCCACAGCAAATCTCGGACACCGAAGCACTACAGACTATTACCATTACCAATGATCCGCTGCACGCCAAGTTATCTTGGCAGGCATCGGCGAACTTAGATGGGCTCGGAATTACGTTGCACGCGACCGAGGCAACATTGCTAATGCAATCAGTCATCACCGCCGAGGGCGCACAATCCATCTGTGAATATTTCACAAAGGGCGATGGACGAATTGACCTCGGTACCGGTGAAGCAATGGTCTTGGTTGCATTTAAGAATGGACGACTGGCGCTGGATTGGAATCCAAAGGACGCGCCGATAGCTGCAAAGAAGCTCTTGGCAAATGCGTTGCTCTATATGATAGCAAAAGATGCGGGACTACCCTTAGAAAATTTGCTGACGGCGTTTGGATGGAGGGAAAATGAAACAAGCTAGTGGAGAAATACTTAGTCTATCATTGTTCTGGATTCTATGGGCCCTGGTTGTCATTTTACCCATGATCCTATTCTATTTCCAGTGGTCGCCCAGATAATGCTAGTCTCCGCACTCTTTGGGCTAATCGAAAAAGCGCGCGGCGCTGATTTTGACCCGATGCAAACATTGACCGGAATAGAGATAAGGCAGGAATGACATGAATGAATTTCTAATTGTCCTCGTCCTCTTTTGGATTGGCTTGTCCGGAGCGTGGTCGCTATGGCAGGAATCAGAATGGAAGCAAAAAGGAAAAACAAGATAAAATGGCATATTGTCCTTATCGCGGTTCCGATTGCGGCGATTATCTATTTCGCAATATCATATTAACTGGGATAGAAGTCAACCCCGACAAATAATATAATTCTAGGAGAGACCATGCCAACCATTGAAGACCGCGTAAAAGAGTTAGAGATCGCCAAGGCGACGCGCGAAGTACAATATGGCTTTATTATTCAATCGCTAGATGAAATCAATAGGGCATTGAACAACGGTATCGCGACCGACGTGCATGACCTGAAGATTTGGCATGCGCGACACGATAAAGATTCTGAGGATACCGCGAGCAATTGGAAGAAAATTCTGTATCCAGTATTCAGCCAAATAATTGTTTCTGCGCTTACAGTTGGCGCGGCCCTGTGGTTTACGGCGAATATGGTCAGGTAAGGAGGGAAAGCAATAATTCTCAAGGCCCGTGGTATATCAGATTTGAATCCACTCCATATTAAAAGGAGACAGGTTGAAAATTGTCGTTATCAGCGACACGCACATTAACAGTACCGTTGGATTGTGGCCACCCGATTTTGTACGGGATGACAGCGCGACAGTCCCACAGAACAAATTTCAGCGTTGGTTATGGGCAAATTGGCTAGATTTCCAAGAGTTAGTCAAAAGTATAGGAGAGTACGTTGTTGTTCATAACGGCGACTCGATCCAAGGCATTCACCCAAGCCGTGACGAACAGATTGTCGTTCCGGGTCGAACAGATATGATTAAGGCCGCTGAGCAAGTTCTATCTCCTCTGTTCAGTGGCGCGAAAGAGCGCTATATGGTACGCGGAACTGAGTGGCACGACGGCAGCGCCGGCAGCGATGCCGAGATGCTGGCAAAATTACTCAATGTCAATAATTCCAGCATCGGTCAATTCTCACAATGGGAAATAGAAATGCTACTTAATAGCAAACGCTTTGCTTTCGCCCATCATACCAATGCAACAACAGTTTACCATTCCACTCCGCCTGCCCGCGAGTGGCGCGAAGCGAAAGAAGCGTACGCCGATTGGAACGTGCCGATTCCCGACGTGATTGTTCGTTCCCACGTCCACCGCTGGGGGGTGTTCCCAGACGACATGGGGAGATTATATTTTATCACTCCCGCTTGGCAATTAAAAAACGCATACATGTACAAGCGCCGCCCGCGCTCACTTCCAAGCATAGGTGGTTTGATTTTGTGGGTAGAAGGAGATAGTGTCAGATGGCAGAACAAGTTGTACCCAATTTCGGCAGAGCCGCCGATCTTGATTTCACCCTGAGCGAACTGCTTCAGGAACTCGAGAAATCAGAGAATATTGAAGGATGGACAAGCCGGGAATTAGTCAAATTTTGTAAACATTCTAGAGAATGGGTTTCTGAGAAATTGTTACAGACTGGTTTACTGGTAGCAGCAGGCAAGCGACGAACCATTAACGTGTCTGGCGCTGTAACCTGGAAAACCGTTTATGCTCCCAAGAAAATCAAACTAAAGGAGGACTGATGCCAAAGAATTCTACGGTAATAATTGGCTTAGCTCTATTCCTCGCAATTTTTGTGATTCTTTTTGGTGGCACGCTGCTCGTTATCCATCAAGTAGAATCTGCCTCCACGCAACGGGACTTGATGATCTCGCCGGAATACAGAGTCTATGAAAATTATGTTGATGCGACGATGATTGTCCCAGACACCACATCGGACGCTGATGACATGATAGCAGTTAGGAAGATCGCGGCGAGAATTCATGCGAAGGGAAAAGACGCGCGGATAACACTGTGTAAAACAACGTCTCAGGTATTCGGCGTTGAGGCAAACGATTGTTTGGTTATTATATATTTTGCAAGGTAGATGGGGGCAAGTATCCAGTCCTGAATTGGACAGAAAAGAATGGAGGTTAATAAAATGCAACCTATTTTCGATGCTATCGGCCAGTTGGTGTTCTATGTCAACTCGAACTGGCTAGGGATCACCGATGCTGTCTCGAAGATCGTGGGACAATTGTTCGTACTCTACGCGATACTCCAAGGGCTTTTGCCATTGTTGGTCAAACTCTGGGAGTTGATCAAACAGTACTTCGGATTCGGTGCAAAGGTGGTCAGTGAAGTAACTAATTCGGTATCGGCACGGGTAAGCAAGTAATCGCTTTTCGGTGCGTCGATGCCCCCTGACGCGCTAAAAAGAGAACCGCCCGGCTTTGTGGTCGAGCGGTTTCTTGTTTTACGGCACAATATGGAAGACCGGTGCATCAGGGGCATTTTGTTGGCGATTTAGCATTTCCATTGCTGCCTCGGGTGTTAGGGCTGGCTGCGCGAACGGATTGGGTAAAACGCCAATCAAGAATCCGCGTTCGTCGAATTCTCCAGGCAGATACCCCTTAACCTCTTTCATGGTTCCTTCCCCTTCCTCGTAGTGCCAGGTAGACATGGTGACGGGTTTAATCATGTTTCTCCTTTGAGTTTCTGCTCCAGCTCTGCTACTGATTTAACTTGCTCTCCGCGCGCAACAAATGGCTCGTTGTAAAGATATACTATATCTCCGTTCTCATCGGGGGCACTGGGCACAAGTACGCCGCCGAAATAAATAGCGGGCGACGTTCTGCTTTTGGGGTCATTCCACTTTTGGTGCATATGGTCGTACATTGACATATATTTGTTGTCGGCCCGTTTTTGTGTAGATTGAGTATTGAATCCTTCGGCAAAGAACGAGAGAGATTTAAGCCATTCGGTATTTTGGGAGATATCTGACCAATGCACTCTGCTCTTCTGTTTGGCGATCAAGATTGCCTCGGCGAATTGCCCTCGGTTGTAGTTGTCAAAGGGCGCGAAGTTTGGTAACCCACAACAAGCAGCGCGACAGCTCTTCTCTTTGTGATGACAGTCGCTGACAAAAAACTCCAGTCCGTATTTCTGTGCACTTTCTTGTATTGCTTCAATATATGGTCGCTTGAGGTTGTAATTAAGGCGCATTAATCCAGACGCGTATCCATTCACGGCATAGAATTTTATCAGATCGCCAAGACCAGAAACTTTCCCAATTTTGTCGAAGCGCTCTGCAGCGATATTTCTTGCACGAGATTCGATGCACATAAATTCGGTGGTCACAGAATCTGCTCCGCTGTCCTTAGCAATTTTGACCAGAGCATCAATTTGCTGTTTGCTATTTTCAGAGAATGGGTAATCCGCACTTATTCCTAAAATGAATGGACGGAAACGGAATGTCACGGCAGGTGCGCCGAGTTTTTTGAGTTCTGAAATGGCATTGAATCTGTCCAAGGGAGAAGTCACGCCCATCTCAATGTCGTGCGCCTTTTTCTCATCCAGTGTAATAATGGAAATTTTCCAGTGGATGTGTTTTGCGTTTTGCAGTACCTTGCGATAGCGCGAATCTTGCAAAAACCAAGTTCCCTTGGTGCTAATGGAAAGAGGATATTCAATAGAGCGGAAAAACCTAAGCAATTCGAGCGTTTTGCCAAATTGTCGTTCAGCATAATCGAAGGCATCGCTGAGTCCGCCCCACTGTACTACCATTCTCGCTTTTATATAATTGTTGAATTGACTGTTCAACAATTCACCACGAAATAATTTCTTGGTTCGCTCAACACTGATCGCTTGAAAAATATTGTGTTTATAGTCTTCTTTGCCTGCCCCAACCAATCTTTGGTAAGCACTAAAGCAATAAAGACACTTGAACGCACAATTTGAATACGTATCCATTGTGACGGGTAATGCACAATCTAACAATTCTCCGCTCCACCTTGGACTAGAATAGTACCCTTTCTCAAGTTCCATGTTATCTCCCGGCATCCGGCAACAGGATCAAGTTTGCGACCAGATCGGTGTCCTCTGGAACATTGTGGTTAAACGTCTGCAGATTAAATCTCTTGATCAGATTGGCTACTTTAGTCTTTCTTCCAAGTAGCCAAGTTTTATTTTGGTTATCTCGCGAGGCATGGCGCGCTTCTTTTATGGCTTCTTCGGTAACCAGTGCAAAGAACCGACTCTCAAAGTTCTTTTGACAGAATTCAAAGAACTTAGCGTTCGAGAGCCGGTCGCCCTCGAACAGAATCAAGTAATTGTCGTAATCTGCGATCTTTGCGCAGGTCTCCAAGAATTTTTCGACATGGGGCTGGGCGTTCATAGCCAGCCGGTCTGTCCCGCCAAATTTCTCGCCGGTCGAATATTCCCCGAGAACAAGAATCTTGCGTTCTTCTTGGACAAGACCCTTAACCAGATTCCACTTGAGCGATTTCCATCCCGAATAACGGGCTATGATGTTTTGCATCAGAGCGCTTTTGCCGGTTGCCGGTTCGCCGAAGATACCTATGATTTTCATAGGATTGTCGCAATCTCTTTGAGTTCTTTGTTTGTCAAAGAAGACAAAGACTTGACAAATAAATCTGCTTGAGCTTGCTTGAAGTGACGGGGATACTCGATGAAATAGCCGCCCTTTTCGTCTTGTTCATCGCCCAGAAATAGACCAACGCCGTGATCGTCGGCAACAAACATTCTGTTGTCGGCTTCATAAACGAGTGGCTTCCCATTCTCAAAGTCACTTGCGCCGGGAAAACCGTCAAATTGTTTATTCTCGAATATTTTGCAAAACATCTTGCCTCCATTATACTACAGATTTCTTGTTTCGAACCTTAAAAATTTATTCGGATTCCAAGAACTGACGGAAGATCGGGTTGACTAGCGAATTGGGTCTTTGCTTCTGAACAATCGCGACCGCCTCTTTTCCGCTAATTCCGAGCAATTCCTTTAACACCATTGTGCTAAATAACCCAGAGCGATTGCGCCCCCCATAACATTGAGAGAGTACTACTTTGCCTCCCCTTATTTTTTCTGCCGTCTTTTTGGCGAGTAGTCGCATCTCTTCTGGACAATGAAGTTTTCCATCCGGGATATAGCAATGCTCGTATTCAACAGAAGAAATTAAGTCGGGATCTTCGAATCGCCAGAAGTTGACGACTGTTGTGATTCCGTAATCTGATATCAATTTTGCTTTTTGCTCTGGGGACAGTTCGTTAGTCTTTCCGCATTGGTACAGTTTACCGGGAAGAATCTCGTAGATCTTCATCGTTTCACCGGATAAGCGAAGTCTGCCGTCGCCTTATAATCGAATAATAAATCACTCCAAGTGTATTTGTATTTCGATAATACTTCTCCCAGTTCATTTCTTGCGACTTCCCATCCGCCAATTTCTCCGAGATGCTGATTCGGGAATATCGCTTTCCGTGTTTCAAGCAACCCCGGCACCTGTTTCCAATAATTGATTGCCTTGTTGTAATAGCCGAGTTCGCTGTCGTGAGAACGACCGGGGTATTGTCTAAGTCCTTCGTAACTCTCGCGATATTCGCAAAGAACTACTTGCAATTTGAATAGATCGATATTTACCCCAGACCCCTTGAGACGTTCCTGCAGTTCGGCAACTCGTTTGTTGACTAACGGTATTTGCGCGTTGTCTTTTGAATTTAAGGCAGCGGAGTCAGAGGAGTACAACCTAGCCAGCGTTATTCTTGGCGACCAACCGTCTTTTGGCCGAATGTCCGGAGCTTCGAGTTTCATGCCACAATATTGTTTGTAAGACTCTAAGAGCTTGAGCGCGACATAACGACCGAATCGGCTAATCTTTTCGTTGGATATGTCCCAGAATGCAACGTACCGTTGTTCCGGAGAGAATTGTTCTGTGGCTTTTTGTAATTCTGGCAGAATGTTCTTGGCGAAATCAAAATAACTTAAAAAGTATTCGTTCATCCATTCTGGTCGTCGAACGCATCGCCGTTCAAGTCGAGTAACGATGCCTTTCCAGTTTTCTTGTAGCCAAGGCAAGAGATTCTCTTTCTCTTTTTCCATTCTCTCCCAAGACCAATTTTGCCAAATGGCCGCCGCAAATGGAACATTGTAAACCGATATATAGCAACCGGCGCGCCAGATGCGCTCCTGCATAGATTCGTTTTTGCTCATCTCTCCGACAAGTGGAATCTGTGGATCTGGACCACCGCTCAGCATTTCCAATTTGCAGAATTCAGAGAAGAACTTGAAATGTTCTTCTGTCGTAAACGTATCTTGTTTATTTCTCATCGAACCACTTCTTTTCTAATGCCCAACGGAATCCGGCTCGTTCTGAACATTTGTCACATGGTTTCTGCGCGCCGCGATTTTTCTCCAGCAGGTTTTTTCGATAAGGGTCGTAGAGCAACCAGAGTTCTTTCAGAGTCTTGTCTGGGAATTTGCCGACAACGCCTTTATCTGCCCAGTCATCACAGCAAATAGGGATAGATCCGTCTAACCACATCGGCATTTCTCTGAAGGGGCGAGCGCACATTCTTTGAAGCGGCTCTTCCAGGACGGGTATATTATAGAGTTCTGCGGCTTTTCCAGATACGACTGCATTTCCGCCTTGGTTATGATATTGAAGTATCCTGTTCTCCTTAACCGGGCGCGGTACGGCATCTTTGATGCAGAGAGCCTTGAATTTGCCGCTGCGATACGGGTATGGATTGAATCCGTCAAAGAAAAGTTCTGTTCTGCCGCTAAATAATCTTGTGAATTGGTCGAGTCGTGGCTGTGTGTAACAATCAAACATGAAGATATTTACACCGGCTTGTTGGGCTTGATCTACCCAAAAAACGTAATTTTCTTCTCTGATTTTCTGACTTAGATCGCCGTTGGTTGAGACAAGAATTTGAACGCGAGGGAGTTTCTGTCGAGCGTAGGCAATCAATTCTAAAAACTTAGAGTGGATTGTTTGCTCTCCGCGGTTCGCTATTTCCATCCTGCATTTTGGCAACCATTCTGCGACGGCGTCAATATATTGTTTCCAGAGTTCTTCGGAAATATATTCGTATTTTTCTTCTGCCCAGGTCTGGTGTCTCAAAGAACAGAACACGCACCGCATTGTGCATCCACGAACCATCTCCGGCTTTAAGGAATATGGATTGTGCATTTAGTATCCCAAATTTTTCACGATTAAATAGCGATAACCAAGATAATGTACAAAAACAATCTTACTCTCATAACCTTTTTCTCTCTTTGTCGTAATTACACCACAGAATCTCTTGCCGAATTGCTCGATTAACCAGTGCCGCCGAGCTTACTTTCGGCTTATCCTCAAGTCTCCGCCAATCGTGATACAGATCATCGTAAACTCCGGCGTAATTACTGATAGCCGCAAGACCTTGGATTGAATGTAAAGAACGAGCAAGTACCGCTGCATCGCCGACTGAATGTGCTATTCCGTAGTCATCTTGGAACTTGTTGTCCTTGAAATCCCAGACATAGGGTGGGTCGCAGTAGAACAAGGTGTCAGGAGAATCATATTTTTGGATGAGATTGAGGGCATTGAGATGGTCAATCTGCACGTGTTTGAATCTTGTATAGCAATCTGGTAGACATTCGATCCCGTTTAACCAACGTGGAATTCCAATTGGATTTTTATATTCTCTGCTCCAAGAATTTCCTAACATCGATGCCTTGAATGCCTGCCGCACACGAATATAGAATCTCCTTGCTCTCTCCAGTTCATTTTCGCATGGTTCCAGTGCTAAGCGGAATTCTTCCCGTGCATATAGGGTCAGCTCCAGTTTCTCTTGTAACTCCGGCCCTCGATCTCTCAGCACGCGGAAAAAGTTCACCAGATCTCCATTCAGATCGTTGTAGGTTTCAATGGGACTAGGTTCGCGGTTCAGTAGCACAGCCGCGCTGCCGCCGAATGGTTCAACGTAATGTCGGCACTTTGGCAAATTAGGCAAGATGAAGTTGAGATGCGAGGCTTTACCTCCGAACCACCCAAAGACTACTACTCGGCTCATTTCAGAAACTCATCGAGTGCGGCGTCAAGGTTGTCGCCAAAGTTTCTCTCGCCATTTTCCTTTATTATCAGATATGTTTCTCCATCCCACAAAAGATACGTGTAATCTTTTATGTCGTGGCGAACCGAAACTTCGTGTTCTTTGAGAAGTTCTTCTAGCGTCATAATTCACCTTTCCTGCTACACTGTGGGCAAGTAAATTTTTCATTCTTGACCATTGTAAATTTGCTTCCGCCGCACATAGTACACAGTCCGCCGACCTCGGTTGGTTTTTCTTTGCCGCGCGATTTGGGTTCGCCCGGCTCTGTTGGCGTGTCCCAAAAGATGACCGGTACTTTGGTATCCGGCACTCCGAGCATTCCAGTCTGTGTGGCTTCGACAATTGGCGCGCTGATTGAAATTTGCATCAAATCTTTGTTCCACCGCGCCAAGATTGCCCCGCCTTCAATAGAACAGAGCCTAGCCCCCTGAGGCAAACTTTTGCGCTCGCCGTACGTTAAGGCGCAGAGCGCTTCGCGCATCTGGTTGTAAGTTGGAAAAGTAATCATTACCACAAAGGACTGTGGGGCAACGATTTGCGTGCCGGGCGCATCGGGCAGAGATGAGGCGTCAAAGGGTTTGAGTTCGGGTAACTCGAATTTGGGCATCGTCGCAGACTGTCCCAGGGTCTCAAAGCCCAGTAAGTCCAGTTGCCCGGCCTCGCGCATCGTGGCCAGTTTGTCCGTTTTGTAATCTTCCAAGTGGAAATCTTTTGTGTTCGAGCGGTTATGAGCGATGGCATAAAGGTATGCCGCGTTTTTATCTGCAAAGGACAGCTCCACGGTGGGCACGATCCACTCGCCGTCAGCGCCATCGATCACAATGTTTTTGGGTGCGGGCTTACCGGCGCTCTTGCGGTTGCGCAGTCGCTCGATACGTCCGTGTCCCTCGACTATGATGCTATGTTCATAGTCTACGCCAATTGGGTCGTTAAAGCCAAACTTCTCGATACTTTCATCAAGCAAGTTGTCTACATGAAGTTTTGGGTTTTGCTCCCATTTCATTACTTCGAGCGCATCGAGCCGTAGATAGTTCACTTGCAGATTGTCGGACACTTTGTTCTCCTCTTTCTAAGATTTGTTCGATTACCGGTCGCAGACGAGCCTTTGACCGTTTATTGCAATAACGCCACCACGTATACAACGCGGCGCAATCGGGCAGTTGGTATTTTGTTTTGCCGGATAATAATAATACTTGTTCCTGTATTTCGATTTCAGAGGTATCCCAGAAACTCGCGATATCGGATTCAGCTACCATATGTTCCGCTTTCCCAATTCGGTTCGCCTTCGTATTGTTTCGGCGTCTCGCGTTCCATTTCTGCTAGTCGCACCAGGCCGGGATGGAAGTTCAGAATAAATCTACCGGCAGATGGCGCGAGGCGTTGCTTCCAATTTTCAATGACGATCAGTTGCTCAGTGACGGGGAATTTTTGGCCCTGCAATTCGATTTCTTTGACATCCCTGTGGGTTTTCGCGGGACGCCAAATGCTGAAACCTTTGTCAATAACTTGCTCAAAAGCCGAAGTCCATTGGCTGTCGTTCGCGTTTGGTAACTGTTCGTCGTAATCATCTACGCGCCGCGCGGCCTGACTTGTAAGAATCATCGCCGCGCCGATTTCCCGTGCTAACTCTTTGCTTTGTACTACTGCTTCGGTAACTTCTTCCACACGCTGTCGCGCGCGCTCAACCGGGATGATTTGGATATAGTCCATACAGATCAGGCGTGGGTGAATTTTGAATTCTGTTTCCATTTGCCTGAGTGCCGAATAGACATTGTCAATCGTCATCCGAATATGTTTATGCCTTTTGATTATACTTGAGCCAATTGTCCAGATAGGGAGTTTGGGGCGCTCTAGCGCGCGCTTGATAATTTCGTCCATCTCAATTTTGCCCCAAGCCAGGTCTTCGAGGGAATAGTCTTCGCCCGCCTGAAAGAACGCCTCGAGTTCTTCCACGCTTTGTTCGTAAGTGACAAAGCACACGCACTCTTCTTTTTGCTGGCCTTCAGCGATAATTTTATTCGCGTTGTGCTTGGCGAGATAGGCCGCGACGCTCGACTTTCCATGTCCTGGGCGTCCGATGATTCCTGCTACTTCGCCTGGTCGCATTGGCACAACCCGGCTATCTATTGATGTTACGCCCCAGTCTACGTTTCCGCCCTTCCTAATACTTTCGATGAACGCAACGTACTGTTGGGCTAATTGATCAGGTTTATGGAATAGTCCACGAATTTCCTCGCTAGTCGGCATCTAGTTTATCCATGTCTGGAAGTTTTCCTATTAAATAAATTGTTACAAGAGAAACAATAAGATAGATTAGAATTCCTATGCTAATAATAAATTCCATGATTGCTTTCTCAGGGCATGGATTGTACCATGCCCCAAATCGGTTAATGCCGGTCTTTTGCCCGGACAGCTTCTCCGCCCTCTCCGCCCTTGGGCTTGGTATCTGGGATTTTGGGTGGGACTGGCTTGGGCTTAGGAATTGGCATGCGGCTCTCCTCTCAATGAATTCTGACCCAGTTGCCGTATTCGCTGATACGGTATTTCGCTTTGCTCGGTAACGTGATTACGATTCCGATTTTCCCGGCGGGTGGATTCACTCGCGCCCCGAACCTCGCACGCGGTGGGTGATGGCCGCGCGGGTTCAGGGTTCGCTTCTCGCTGAAACTAACACGATGTCCCATGCCACCGCGCGCTTTACGGTAACCGCTCAGCGCGACTCTACGCTTTCTCAGCCTGGCTTTCTTTGACATTGTTCCACTCCTCCCAGTAAGATGTATTCGCGAAATGTGTCCAGTGCTTGTAAAGCTCAATCGAGCGGCGTTTCTGTGCCTCGGTCAATTGTTTCCAGGGCTTGAAGTAATAATAGTTACATACGCCGTCGATGCGGTCAATGAGTTTCACTATCTACCTTGACTTCTGGGAATAAATCTGAATACATGTCCCAGCCGTGCAGAATAGTCGCGAATTTACGCGCTGCGTCTGCCGTGCCTTGCCAGTATTGATATTCGGTTGTATCTTGAACAAGACCGCGCTTTGCTTTTGTTGCATATTCATTAAGGTCTACCGCAAAACGCAATGCAGAATAGAAATTTATCTTCTTATTCATTTCAACCTCTCCGCTATTGCGAAATATGATCTGAATGTTGCCTGAGTCATGTTATACTTTGTTACGGCATCGTCAGGTTTTACGGGTAGAGTAATTGCCCATACCCTGCCGGACATCAGGCGCCCCATCCGCCGGACTTGGTTGTCCGACCTCGGATCCCAAATAAGATAGATTTTCTTGAATTTGTTGCACTGCGCTTTGAGCAATTCCGCACTCGGAAGGTTGCTGGGGAAACCGACTACCTGTGTATGGAAATCTATAAAATCGTAAATAATAACTGCTTTCTTGAATCCTTCAACAAAAATAGCTTGGTCTTCGTAGTCGTCATTCATAAATGCCGCCGCCGCTGGGATAACCGATTCTTGTCTATATTTCCCTTCGCCCGGTGGCGGGTCGCATAATCTGTATTGAATATTAACGAGTTCCAATTTCGCCGGTTCCCAGATTGGCATGGTATAAGTTGGCAGTGCGACTAGTTCCCCGGTTTTTAGTCTCATGCTCTTGGCTTCGCAATATCCAAACTGGTATTTGTCCACTGCCCATTCCGGCACCCCTTCGCCAACCCAATATTCGCGATGATTATTCTTGTGCCACTGCCAAACCTCTTTCTCATGCCCTTCGGATTTCCATTTAGCTAGATTGTCTAGCCGCCTCTTATGCCAGATTTCTTCTTCTAGTTTCTGCCGCTCAGAGAACTCGGCAATCTCTTGCGGGGTGCGTTGGGGAGTTGCTTTCAGAAATCCTTTCGCGCCGCACGATCTACAGTAATAATTACCGCGTTCAAACCAGCTCATGCGATCACTGCCGGCGCCTTCAAACGGACATCCTGAGTGCCATACTAATTCGCCTTCCTGTATCCTTGTGGGCTTGCGATGTATTGCGATGCCAAACTCGCGCAAAACTTCTGTCTCGATATCCAATGAAGTTGCTCCAATGCCCCCAAATCTAATTATCGTTTTATTGGCAAGAACGCCATCTTTGTCATCTTACTAATCCACTCAATCACCTCTGGGTCGCTCTCCAGTGTATCAATCGCGTTTTTGTCTTGAGGATGTCCATCTCGCGACGTCCATTCCTGATAATGGATAATCAAAGAGCCGATTTTGATAAGCGTAGTAAGCGAAGGTATAAATGTTTCGGCAATAGTACGCCCTGGTTTTTGTTTGTTCATTTCACAAATCCTTTCGCGTCCTTCCAGTTTTTGACCTCGAACCTCACGTAGTATGTCCCGTTCCTGAATGGCGGCCTGACTTTTTCAAAGTGTCCGCTTTTACTACGTTTCACTTGTTGGAAAACTATAGTCATTGTATCTTCATAGACCGCGAAAACGTCGATAGCCGAATGAGAGCCGGCGGTGCGTCCGGTGACCGTTGCCCTGTTTGTCTTATGCTGATGAACCAATTTCCATTCTATTGCTCTTCCGCGCGAGTAGTTGGTCATTTAATAGTCAATCAATTCTGAGTGGCCCGAAGAGAATTGCACGTGTAATCGCTATATTGATTCCAATTCGTGCGTCATACTTATCGCGCGGGCTGCGTTTTGCCGATCCAATATAAATCATTTTGCCATCACGGATTACAACAGCTGTGAAATTGCGGTCTAGGACATAATTTATTCTCAGCCCCGCAAGCCATTTTTCTTTGATTTCTTTCTCGTTGGCATGGCGCTCCAATGCCTTGCGAATTGCAACTCTATCTTGTTCGTTGAGAGGAAGCAATTTAGTCATCTTTCACCTTTTTCAATGTAATAGTGTAATCTCCATTACTTTTGTCCCACGCAAATTTCTCAGTAGGCGCGGCGATAATTTCGCCTTCGCCCTTTTTGAATTTGACGGATGCTCTGACCCTGATCGCGTTTCCGCGTTTCTTCCGTTCTGCAAGTTCCTCGCACTTTTCGTGCGCGGTTGCCAAGTCCCAGTTCGCGCTCTCGTCCATCCATTGTTTGTAGAGAATAAGGGACTTGGTTACACTGATAGAGGCAAAATAGGCCAGGGTCATCAGTTGCGTTGCGGTGGTACTTTCCCGCGAGCCGTCGAACCAATCTGGAAAGCGGTAGGCCGCCTTCCCCCAGGACGCGCCGCTCCAACCTACTGGCTCGGAGAATGCAGCAAGAGCTTCCTTGTCTATTAGCAATTTGCAGGATTCGTTGCCAAACAGCATCCAGACGGTGGTCAATCCATCCGCGATAGTTAGTCCCCTGGAAAAACATTCTTCGAGAAATTGCGCACGGTTATCGGTTACTATTTTTTTGGTCATTGATTTCTCCAATCTGATTTTCCGCTTTATTGACTTCTACGTTTCCTATTTGGGCTTATCTCGCTTGAATCGCTGGAATTCCGATTGAGGAATTGAAACATGTCGCTCCCAATACCTGTAGTCACATTCAGGCGAACAAAAATCCCGTGCGTTTTTGGGGTCAAGATTGGGAGCCCAGTTGTACCACGTACTACAATTGCGGCATTTCCGTTTTACCGTATCAATCATCGTTCCTCCTCAAGAAGCGATCCAACAAATCAAGTTCAGTTGCCGCGCTTTCCAGTGGTCAACTGCAATCAACTCCCTTGCTTTTCTAACTGGACAATTGGCATCCGCGCATTCGTGCTCTTCATGTTGGGTATCGTGTACTAGGTTAGACAGCGCAGTTTGCAGTTTATCAACGCTACCACCCCATTTTCCCTTGCGAAGTCCGCAGAATGGACAACCCATTTCCTTTTCCCTTCCGAATCCCATATCGTAAGTTTCCCAATATTCAAACTCTCCGTGACAGTGAGGACATTTGTATCGGTAGGGAAGAGTGTTAGGAAATGGGAAAGTCTCGATTGTATTACATACACGCCTACATATAGTGCAAGATTGGATGAACGGCATACCGTGCATACACATGGGTTTGTAATTATTTGGATACATTTTTAATTCTCCCTCATATTCGCATCTAACAACTCGCGCATTAGTTCAAGGCAATCGCCGCACTGTAAAGTGTACATCTCTTAGTCCGCCTAACAGATCGGCATAAGCGGCGCCGCGCGGTTCGCGGTGTCGGCTTCATGCCGTAGTTATGGCACGTTCAACTAATGGATGGCTCTCTGACAATTGACCCTCTATCGTCATCGTATCTTGTGTGGAAATGTCAGTAGACCACACGGTTACAACCTTGCCATCTTGCAACTCAACGATGTGTTCATAATGCGTTCGTCTGAAGTCATTGCTGTAACCGATACATTTTTGCGAGATGAACTGTTTGACTAACATAGTCAACTCCTTTTGGCAACAAGTGCCATAACGAATCGAGTTCAGCTGCGCTGCGGCTCGTTTGAAACCGCGTCGGTTTCGCACTGTGCGGCAACGTCAATTAGGGTTAGATTGCGTCCGCAAAATGGACAAAACCCAACCTGTGAATCAAGATTGCGCGAAAGGACGTATCCATCTAGCAACCATTTCATTTCCTGAACCGCAAAGCCCTGGTTACAACATCTAAGTAGCATCATTGTGTTCCTCCAACAAACAATCTAACGAATCGAGTTAAGTAGCGGGGGCGGACATTTGTGAGATACATCGCCCCACGCAATCAGTTCGCCGCATATAGAACAATGCACTGGCGCGCGTCCATCATCCGCTCCGTCTACTGCAACGAGGGTTATGCCGCCCTCTGCCTCAATAAGTGTAAGTAGGCCTTCAACATTCCAACAAAAGCAACTCTTGTCGCAACAGATAAACGACTTCGCCCTGTGTTCATAAAAGATACAAATCAATTCCTCTTGCAAATTCATAATTTCTCCTTTACTAGGGCGGTAGAACGGATCGGCCTAACCCGCGCCGTGCAGTTTGCGGCGTCGGCTTCATGCCGTGGTTAGGTTGCGTCTGTATATCCCGGGATACTTATGGATGTCTCCACGCTTATAGGCTAACCGGAGTTGGCGTCGGCGCTCTCTTTCATTAGTACATAGACTAGCCCAACGAACACCGGCCCACTCTCCCTCAGCATGGACAAAG